TCAGTTCACTCGCGAGAAGTCTGGCGTCCATGCCGGCGCGGCCGGCGGTGGGTTCGGGTCGGCAATGGTAGGGCTGATCATGCCCAGCTTCATGCGGGCGTACATGCGGCCCACCAGCGGGCGCTTGCCCCGGCTTTCGACAAACACCCACTGGCGGTCAATCAGCCAGCGGCGTTGGTAGGCCCTGGCCTTGTAGCCGGTGAGTTCGGCCAGCTCCTCGTCGGAGAGGATTTCGGTTTCCATGGGATTCTCCACGCCGCCGGCGGCGGCAGAAGGTTTTAATGAAGGGTCACGCTGTTCTGCCCTGGGGCGATGGCGCGAGCCTGTTGTTCGGTGCGGAAGGACATGTGCTGTTTGGTGCCGTTGCAGTCGGCGATGACCCACCAGAAGCCGCCGAAGCGGTGCGGGCCCTTGATGATTTTCGTGATGGTCATGGCGCACTGCCTTGCCCGGGTGGGCGGTGCCGCGCGGGGCGGCAGAAGGTGGTTAATCCATTTGGTACCAGACGCCGCAATCGACTCCTTCGGCTGTCAGCGATTTGTACATGGCCTGCACGCCGGCGGATCGCCGGTTACCCTGGCCATCGAACGGCGCGCCGAGGTGAAAGGCTCGGGCGTGGTAGGTGCTGGCCGACTGCATCCAGCCCTCAAGGCCTGCGCTCTGAAGCGTCTTTTCGCGGAGCAAGCCGACGCGGAGATAAACGCGATCGAGGTTGGCGCTGCCGCCGTCGTCAGGAGCGGCTGCTGCGGCTACTTTGCCTGCTTCAATGGCGCGCGCGACCGCCGCCGCCAGTTCCGGCAACTGATCTTTCGTCATGGGGCATTCCTCGCCCGCCGTACACCGGCAGGCTATTGAGTAGGGGGAGGGGTTACCGGCGGTCGAAGAAGTTGCCGCCGCGCCTGACGAATGGCGTCGTTGCCATTCTCTGCGCCGCGTACCCGGCCTGCCGCAGGTTGACCTGTTCGTGGTCGGCATACCCGGTGTGCAGAACCTCGTCACCGGTGACGCTGCTCAGGACGATCATCGCCGCCAGCGGCTCACGCTCGCAGTCGTTACCTTCGATGTGAGCGGCGATCGTGCGGAACCAGTCGGCCAGCTTTTTGCGTTGAGCCTGGTTCTGCTCGACCTTTCTGTTGTGCAGCCGGTTGTTGGCCGGGAATTCGAAGATCTCAGCCATGGGGTTTTCTCCGTGGTTACTGCTGGATGAGTTCGGCGGGGACTTTGACCGTGGCGCCGCGCTTGGCGAAGACCACGGCGCGGAACACAGCGATGGTTCGGGTTTCGCCGGGCTGGCGGTTGAATGGGTCGTTCGTCGCGTCGGCCAGCCACGGGTGACGGTGACCAACATCGACCCAGACGCCGTACTTCGTGATCAGCTGCTCGGCGTCCGGCATGGCGAAGAGATCCAGTTGGCCCGCGACGGGCTGCTGCTCGCCCTCGATCGCGTTGATTGCCCAGTCCAGAGCCGGGCCGGCCAGTTCCTCAGTGCGGACGCTGACCAGGCGGTTCATGGCGGCAACAGCTTTTGCGCTGCCTCGACCATCCGGCGCCCGTCGGGCAGCAACATGTGAGGCAGAAACACCTCCTCGAAAGTCATCAGCTGGCATTCAACGGCGGTTACTTGCGCCTTCACCCAGTCGCGGAGAAGCGAGCACACAGCAATCTGGGCGATATCGGCTGCCTTTTGCCGGTGTTCTTCAGGTGTCGACCGCATCCGGCTGGTGTGCGGGTGCTCCTTGAGCCAGGCGCTGGCATATCCCCCCCAGTGCCCGGGCAGCTGCACCGTGCGGCCGCGATGCTCGAACTGCACCAGAGTGATCTGCTCCCGCGCCTTGTGCATGATCCCGTAATTGTCGCAGCCGAACCGACCGAGGATTTTCTGAATTTCAGCGAACGCCTTGTCACCGCTGGTGGCGTTCTCGTAGGGCAGGCTCATCGCCACGGCCCCTTGTAGATGAGGTAGGCCATGTAGAGCGGGGCGGCAATCGGGATTGCGGGAATCAGGAAGATCATGGCGTCACCTTCTGGCCGAGCAGCACATCGCTGACGACCTCCCAGAGTTGAGCGGGCGACCATTGAAAGCGGTCGAAGTCCGTGTCGGGCTGAACGCCATGGCGGCAGGTTGAGTGGGCGCCGCTCGGATACTCGCCGCGCTTGGCCATGATCGTTGCTACGCGCCCATCGCCACCTGGCTCGGTGCGGTGGTACTTGTACGCCAGAGTGTTGTAGTCGTTGCCAGCGGTGATGATGACCGTTCCGTCCGGCACGAGATCGGCGCGCCCGTCCGGCGTCCATGGCCGGCCGCCACCTGGTGTCCGTGCGCCTTCGTGCAGGTACAGCACGAACTCGCCGGCATCGTGATGGACGATTTCGAAGCAGTGATTGATCTGTTTGCCGACGATGACGCGCGAGGTGAAGTTAAAGCGGTGATCATGGATTGCTGAGTGCTCGAAGCACGCACGGCGCGGCAACTCGGGGTGCCAGACGTGCAGGCGCTGATTGCCCTGGAGCTGGACCTGCACGAAACCGAGCCCGTGCAGGGTGATTTTGTTGGTCATTACGTCATCGATAATCATCCGATCACCGCCTTTATGGTCAGGGCCAATGGAAGCCAGAAGAAGAGGGTGCAGCCGGCCATGCATTTGAGGATCATGGCTGCACCGCCTGCCAATAGGTCGACTGGGTTTCTGATGTCTTCACAAGGCCTCTACGCTTCAAGCGCTGGCAAGCCTTGCTGACCTCTTCCCGGGTAGCGTCTACCGATCCGCGCATTGCCCATGCAGTTGAACCGGGCACCGAAAGAAGGTGATTGAGGACGCGTCTGTCGAGCGCTATTCGTTCGGTCATAACTCCGCTGGGGCCTTTCATGGCGTCACCTCGCGGCGTGCCCACCAGCAGACCGGTCCGTTGTCAGTGTCGTGGATTGACAGGCAGAACCAGCCTTCGCCTTCAGGCTTGTCCGGATCCCAGTAGCTGCAATCCGAATCGCCGGCGTCGAAGTAACGGTCAGAGATTGCTTGGTCGCTGTGGTACTCGAGCTCGACCATTTTCACTTGCAGGCCTTGCTCGGCGATCCAGGCTTTGCATTTTTCCTGATCACCCTCATCAAAATCTGGCAGGTCAGGATGTTGGAACATGCCGTCCTCATCGCGCACGACTGGGGTTGGCTGAATCAGTTTTATCGTTTCCATGGGCGAGCTCGTCCTTGCCGCTATAGCGGCTGACTTTGAAGGGGGAGGGAGTGGCCTTTTGCCTCAATAGTGCAATCGACCGGGATAGTTGAAACTGATAGTTCTGCTCAGGACAGCCCACAGGAGAGGGACATGTCACACAGTCTGGATAGGCCTATCACACATGAATACCGCGGGCACCAGCTGTTCGTGAAATTCGACTGGGACAGGCCCAACGACGAAACGCCTGTTGCAGCGCATGTAGTTGAGAGCAGTGAAATCCCCGGATTCGCCAATACGGTCGCCGATCTATCTGGACCATGGCCGGATTATCAGGCTGCGCTCGCCGAGGCGGTGGCCACCGCTGAGCGCTGGATCGACAGTCAGTTGCCCTGACTTAAATTTGGCATCTTGCCGAGGTGGTCTTCGATGAACTGCTCGGTGAAGGGCTGGGCGACCTTTTCGGTGGCGCCAACGACATGGTCATGATCGATCATGTTTGCGGAACCGTTTGCTTTCTTCTGCACGCGAGCCCTGAATCGTTCGTACGGTCCGGCGGGCAAATTGGCGATTGCGTTTGCCGCCTTGACGAGCACGTTGCCGAGTTTCGCTTGCGCCTTTGGCGTGAAGAATCTGAAACGCGATCCGGCCGGGTAGTACTCGTCGTAGGCCATCCGGCTGCACAGTGTCGAAGCCTCATCAAGGCCAAGGCTCCGACCGTAGGCGATCAGTTTCTCGCGCTCTTGGTCCTGCTCATCAATCCGCTGATCCGCTGCGTTCAGGCGCTGCTGCAGGGCGTCACGCTCGGCGGCGACCCGGTCGAAGTCGGTAGCGGCAACTATCACCACCTCGCGAACTTCTTCGCCATGGAGTTTGATGCAGTCAATTGCAGCCGGGGTGGTTGCAAAGACGGCCAACTGAACGCCATCCGTTGCTGCCACCTCCAGCTGGTCCGTCGTATCGACATAGCCTTCACCGATCACTGCAAACGCTCTTAATGTCTTGGTGCTCATCATGCAGGCTTCCTTCAATTGTCGGTGCCTGTGTAGGTGCGCCAAGGCACCTTCACGCCGTTTACGAGGAATCCCCAGTCACCGCGCCATTTGCTGGTGATGAAGAGGGTGAAGACGCCGCCGGGGGATACCTGGTCGATGCGGTGGTATTCGCCGTGGTTGAGGCGGGCGGTGTCACCAGCTTTCCGCCAGTACTCGGCATCGAAGTGCCCCACTGTCCAAAAATGCCGACGCTCCTCCTTGTACCAACCGCGTAGGATGATCGTCCGAGCGTTCCAGGGACGGTCGTGCAGATCCCGGTCTTCATCCGGCCGCAGGATGTGGTGGATCCGGAACGACCACGGGCACCACCAGAACCGCGCCTTGTGCGTCACCCGGCTGTACGGGTTGAACAGCCACCAGCGGCCCATGTACATCTCGGTGCCGTCAGCGGACATGATGTGCTGGTACGGGGTGAGCTTGGCGCGGGCGATGAGCCAGTCGGCGATTGCTGGGCGCGCGAGCGCATTAGAAATTAGCTTCCAGATTCTCTCGGGCAAAATGGCATCACTCCGTATATCATAAGGATTCGGGTTACAAGGTTTTGTTAATTTCTTAGGAGAATCTAATGTCGAAGGAAGATAACAATCACGGTCTTTTACAAGGATTGAGCGCCTATGTGGGGCACGGAAGTAAAAACGAAGCTCCACTACCCCCACCATTCCTTAAATACCCCTTGGTAGATGGCCTTTGGTATAACAGCAAAGTAATTAAGCTGGATGGTTGGAATTTTCAAGCTTGTCGGTTCGATAACTGTCGATTGATTATTGAAACGCCTCATTTTACATTAAAGAATTGCTATATTGATGGTTCCAATGCCGTAGAGATTCAAGGTGTTCTAATGAATGCCGTTAAATTTTTGAATATGAATGGTCCTGTGGCAACTCATCCATTCTATCAGCCAATTAGAAACCCTGACGGCACTGTAAGTATCGGAGCTTGATATGGAAGTCAAGGCGAGCGGTACTCTTGAGCTGGTTCCGAAAGGTAATCAGGTTGCAGTGACACTTATATTCATTATTGCGGCTTTATTTCTTGCAGGTTCCGTTTGGTTGGAATCTCAGGGCAAAAGTTTCTTCCTGTCGGGGGGAATTGGATTTAGCTTTTTAGTTGTTGGCTTTGTTTTTTGGTGGAATTCACATAAGAACGAGTCGTTACAAAAAGCCCATCCTTTTACATTAAAAGTAGGAGACGGCGATAAGGCAGTGGAGGTGAGTGCCGATGCTCGATCCCTGCCCGCCCTCGACTATTTGAAAGGCATTTTAGGTCATTACTCCGTAGTGTTTCATAGAGAGCCACTGCCTGAGCCAAGCGGTACTGTCGATAATGCTGGGAAACCGATTGATGGCACCCTCGAGACATCGCTAGCTATTGCTAGGAGTGCGAACGAGGCTGCTCAAGAACAAGCGAACAAAGTTGCTCAGGACATTTATTCACGCGCTCAAGAGCTCGGTCCAATCGCTTCGGGATCACCAGTGGTCGATCACATAGAAGACGCGTCGGCACCTGGATGACAACTGATGGCTGGCGGGATCCGCGTAAGTGGGTTATTTGTGTTCGGCCAGGCATGGAGCCGGATCAAGGAGTTGTGATGCAGAAAGAGTTAGGGCTTGCCGGGCGCTGCGGTTTTGCGCTTCTTTCAATAGCGGTAGTCGCATTACCGATCGCATTGTTTGCGAAAGGGATCGACGTTGCAGCTTTCGTAGCTGTAGCGACCGTATGGTTGCTGGTTTCGGCGATGCTTATTTTTGGGGATAGCGTTACCGAGATAAAAGTATGGGAAACATCGATTAAGCGGGATGTGAGGGCCGCCCAAGAGGCAAGGCAAGGCGCTGAACAAGTTCTCGCGCAACTGCGAGACATCACTCGGCTCGTGATCGAAAATGAATATGTGCTTCTTTCCGGAAGCCAGCTAGCGAATCTTGGTCATCCATCTGTTGCCCATGTTCAGGGAAATCTCGACGCGCTTACCGACAAAATATTGGTTGCGGGCGAAGACAAGGAGAAGTGGCAGGCCCGAATGAAGGCGCTCATGCAGCAACCCTTTGAGTATCGTTGATCGACAATCAGCGCTTTAGGGTAGGTCGGTTCAGGCGCGCCGGACTTTGAAATGCAACATCGCCTTGATGCTGTGGCAGTAATCCTGAAGCCGCTCGTATGCCTTGTATTTGGCCTGACCTCGAGTTGCTGCCCACACCCTGACCAGGTCTTCGCGGGCCTCGCGGTTCCAGTCGAGATCGTCCCATTCATGCTTGAACGGCAGGACCAACCACTCCTTGAGCGGTAGCGTCTCGGCCATTTCGCCGTACTGCATTTCGTGCGTTGGGTGGTAGTTGCCGATTCGCTTCTTCGGGTCTTCGTCCAGCACCACGCCGATGTAGTGGCCGCGATCTGCCAAGATGACGCCGGGCTTCCCGTAGGCGATTAGGCGTCGGCCGATTTCGGCAGGCACCTGATAGTGCTGCCGGACGTATTCGCAGTTGTGGCTCATGGATTTCTCCAGTCAGGCGCCGCCCTCCGTGACCGGTGGTGGCAATTTGGTTGGGGTTGGGGTATTACAACCATTGGCCAGAATGAGGCTTTGACAATGAATGACGTGACATCAAAAGATGCTGACGACGCAATTGAGGTGCTGAGCCGTTTTCTTCGAGACTCTCTGGATATAGAGGCGAAGGATGTTCCAGATATTGACGATGTGAAGGTTGCAATCGCAGCCTTGATTATATGGAACAACTTTGATGAAACTGATTATGAAATAAAGAATTTGATACGCGTCTTTGAGTCGAAAAAAGCGATCTCTTATGCTGACCTGAATTCACAGCTGAAAGACTTCGTTCCCTATGCCATGCAGCTGAGGGAGATCCAGAAAGCTCGTTCAGTTTTCGATGACCCGTCGCCTGACGATCTTTTCTGAAGGAAGCAGTTATTGCTCTACACCCGTCGCGGCGAATGCTTCAAGCTGCCGCGACCACTTTTCTTTAATTACCATTTCCGGTCGCGACATGTTGGCGAAGCGGGCAGACTCTTCGGCTGGAGCGGCTGCCAGATTGATGATCAGCGTCGAAACCGTCTCCTGCCATTCTTCAAAGTCGTGACGCTCGCCGAGGATCTGAAGCGCATCATCAAGCGCCTTCGAAACAATCAGTGATCGTTTCTCGGCGCCGATCCGATCGAGCAGTGCCTTCTCTTTGGCTCGCTTGTCCTTCTGCAATTGCGCGTTGCTCTTGGCCATGGCCTACCTCTTCAATTCCGCTGGCCGGCAAGTCCAGCCAGGTCTGTCGGCGGCGAGTGGCCGCCCGGGTGGTGGTTCGTTTCATCGAAATGCGGACTTCAGTTTCGGATAGTCGATCTTGTGATCCCGGACAATCCGGTCGAGCAGGTTGTAACTGATCGCCAGAGCCTTGCAGCACTGGCTCCGGTTCATGCCGCCGGCGATGCAATCCTTGATCTGTACGACCAGCTGAGCTTCCAGTTCAGGCGGGGCTTTGTTCGGCACAGTGCCGATGTTCTGCCGCACCTGGAACTTGATGGCGTGCTTTGAGGCAATCGCTTTCAGCGTGGCCAGGGCGATTCCTTCTCTCTCGCAGATCTCGTTTCGGGTAAGCGTCTTGGCCATTTCACGGATTCGCGCAACGCGCTGAGCTGTTTCGTCTCTCACCTTCGGCCGCTGGAAGGTTGGCGGATGCTTCCGATCGGAGGTGCTGGTGAACTTGATCGGGGTAGGTTTTGGCACATCTATCTTTCCGCCGGCCGCCAGAAATTGGGCGATTTGCTCGGAGAGCTCGCTGGCATCCTGGCGCCGCTGTTCGACGTCGTTGAGGTGGTTGCTGATCATGCGGCCACCTTGACCAGCTTCACGCCGGCCATGCTGAACTTGTTGCCCTGCGCTGCAACCAACGCATCGAGCTTTTCCCAGTCCACGGTCAGCACCGAAATCGGAGCGTGGCCACCGGCGACGGCATGGATCAACGCTTCCAGATCGAAGACTTCAGCCTGCAGGTTTACCAGCGCCGCAGTGGTGGTTGCTGGCTTCGCGGCAGACTGAACCGGCGCAGCGACCGTCACCGGTGCCGGGCTTGCGACCGGCGCGGGTTCGATCGGTGCCTTGGCTTTCGACTCGGCTTCAATTCGCTGCAGCTCCTGTTGGCGGATCTGCTCGCGCTGGGCTTCGGCTTTCTGCTCCTCGGCCTTCTGATGCTCAGAGATGCGCACCTTGATCAGCGCGACCAGGTCGTCGTTCGCTTTCATCACCAGCTGCTGAACGTCGTTGAACAGGAAGAGGTAGGCGGCGGCAAGCTCGTCCAGGCTGGCCAAGTTACTCCGGATGCCGTCCCCGATCTGGCTGGCGGTAATCTTCGCCCGAGCCAGCTCGGAATCGGCAGAGTCACGCAGGCTGCTGATCGTTTTCTTACCTTTGATCGCTCCGGCGAAATCCGCAGCTACCGCCGGCATACGCGCTTTGCCGCCCAGTGAAGTGTTGATCTGATCGATGTGAACCTGCAGCGCTTTTGCTGCATCCATGACGATGTCTTCACGGATGCTGAGCTTGCGGGCTTTCACCAGCTTGTCGAGCATCAGGCGCTTGGCGCGGGCTTCGGCGCTGATTTCGTCGATGGTGCGGAACAGTGCGTCAATGCTTTCGGTTTGGCTCAGGGCGTGCTGCTTGGCAGCGTCCAGGCGCTCTTCGACATCGCCGCACCACTTAACCGCTTTCTCGGCGTCGGCAAAGTGCTGATCCGTTTCCAGCTCGGTGTTGATCGAGCCAAAGACAGCGAGCGAGTGAGCCTTGAACTGCTCAAGGTTGCTCGCAGTCACCATGCCGGTCACTTCGATGCGCAGCGCTGGCAAGGATTCCGGCGTTTTACCAACGGCCTCCGGCATAACCTCGGTGGGAGTGAAGTCCTGCAAATCGGCCTGGAACTGTTTCCAACCTGCGACGAGCGTTGCGGCGCGGCCCGGCACCGGCGTGTACTCCGTCGAGACGAAGTTTTCTTCGGTGCCGTCGGAGCAAACGAAGATCACTTTCTCGGCGCCGCTCACCAGCAGTTGCTGTTCGAGCTGCCAGTAGTAGTGCGGGTCGAGGTTGCCGGCGCGAACGTCAGCAGCGAGCTGCTCGTTCCACATCTTGTGTTCGAAAAGCACGTCGCCGAGGATTGTGCAGCCGTCGAGGGATGCGAGCAGATCACCTTCGGTGCCGACCACCGGAAACAGATCTTCGCCGATACGCGCCTCGAGTATGGGGCGGGCCAGAGCTTCCGCTTCGTGGCCTTTATCGAACAGGTTTTTCTGCACCCACCACGATACGTCGCGGTCGAGACCGGTCTTCTTCGCGTGCAGCAATTCAGTGCGCTTCATCTGCTTCGAGGCGCCCATCATTGCCGGCGCTTCTGAAGCAGTGAAGTAGTTGGCGCGGAGCGCGTGCCAGGCTTCGGAGCCCTGAGCGACATTGTGGATTTTCATTCGTGGTCTCCTTCAATCGGCGCGAGCGCTTTGATCTTGGCGATCTGCTCTTCGCTCAGGGTGAATTTGCTGCTAACGGTTGCGATCAGGTGATCAGGGGCGGAGCGGCCGGCGTCGACAGCGATCTGCCATTTGGGCAAGTTCTCTGTGAGCTTTTCTTCGGGGTAGGGCGGAAGTGCTGCAGGTGCCGCGCCGCGTGCAGGGGATACGTCCCGAATAGCCGGTGCGATTTCTTCCAATTCATCCGGGCTGTATACGCCGAGGATCACGTCCGGGCAGTAGAGGCGCGACCAGCGCTTGGTGGCGAGGTACGCCAGTTGCTGGCGAGGGTCATCAGCCCAAAGTGTGCTGTTGCGAGTGCGAGCCTGGGCCAGCAGCAACTCCAGAACTCGCGGCTCGTCTTCGCCCCGGAAGGTCGCCCAGACCTTTATGCCCAGACCTTCCTCGTCCTCAAGCTTCCAGCCCGGGACGCGGTACTCGCCTTTGTCGCCGCTCTTGATGGTGAATTTGCCGATCACCTTTTCCCAGGCGCCGTACCACTCGTAGTGCAGGCGATCCACCACCGGTGCGCAGGTAGTGATCACCGCGTTTACCAGCTGCGCTTCGTAGCCCAGCACGCCGTTCACCAAGTGCGTTTTCTGCGCCACGGCGAACGGGTTCATCTTCCACTGCATCGATTGCATGACGACCGCAAGACAATCTGCTGCGTTGCCGTTGAAGTGCTTGGGCAGCGTGGCGCGGCCGGTGGCCATGACTTCGGCCAAGCGCATCATCTTGTCCAGGCTGTCGCCGTCCAACACCAGAGCGCTGGTGCTGGTTGCAGCGTGCGGAAGAACGTGGAGGTTTCGGTCGTGCGCCACCGGCGCCACGCTTTGTGCGGACATGACTGTTCCTTGCCGCGCTGGGCGCAGCGATTGAATGCTTGGTTTATTGAGTGATGTGGTCGGCGAGGGCGCTGAGCAGCATCAGGAAGGTGAAAACGCCAATGGCGGAGAAAGAACCGCGTCGGATTAGCACGTGACGGGCAAGCTGGCGACCGGTCACGGCCGAACCTTCACGGCGATCCGTTTGCCCTTCATGGACGGCGCCAGGCGTTGCGGGAGATTCGAAACCAACTCCTCGCGCTTGCGACCGATCACCTCGTTGAAAGGAAGACCGAAGCCGAGCAGGGCGATCTTGTGTTCGATGTCCTCCAGTTGCTCATCAATCAGCGATTTAACCGGTGCCGTACTCATGCCGTCTCCTTGCGCTGCTGACAGACATCGCGCAGCCGTTCGCAGTAGTGGTTGAACTCGTCAATGGAGATGGCGCCGTCGGTGAAGAGGCGGGTGATCAGCTCCTGTACGAGCAGCCCTGTCTCCTCATGGGCGAAGGGAGCGGTGACACCATCAAGTGCTTTGTCGATCAGAATGTGCGGGCTCAAAAGCCACACTCCTGCTCGACGCGATCGCTTTCGCGCTTGGCATCGCGGTACTCGTTGGCGTGCACCGCGACCAGGTCGCCAGCCAATGTTCGAATGATCAGCGGATCACCGCCGACGGCTTCGACGGCCCAGGTGTGCAAGATCCCGCCATCGCCGCGCCGGACCAGCTCGATAAGGATTTTCTCGATACAGCGGTCTGGGTCTGGATTCGCAGCCATGTGATCCGCCAGCGCTTCCGGCAGGTGATCAGCGTTGACCAGAACCTTGCTTCGTCCCACCGGATTCGGCGCTTCGATATGGCGCCGGCGCAGCAGATCGTCGACCGACTCGGTCAACCATTCCTGGCCAGCCTCTGTATCGAGAAAATCGTCTTCCGGGATGAGCTTGCGTAGAGCTGACATGGTCGCCTCCAGGGTGGCGGAGTGTTGATACAACAAAACTCGAATGCACTCATCCGCTCCGCTGGTTGCCGTTGGGCGCGGAGGGGAGTGCATTCGGGATTGGTCGGGGTATTGATGACTAGCTGCGCGGGATCATTGCGATGCGACGCGCAGAAAAAAGCCCGCGTGAGAGGCGGGCTTGAGGGGGGCAGACTTCAGAGGCAGTCGGATTTGCCTATCTGAAACTCGGCTACCGGTGAACTGGTTGAATCTTTGTACAGGAGGTCAACGGAAAGACCCGATCTCACGAATTGCCCCAAACCTTTTTCATCACAAAATGCAGAAGCTGCAAGCGCTCTTGCGTCCTTGGTGAATTCATCAGAATCGATTTCGTCTTTCGTGACGTTTTTGAGTGTGTAAGAGATACGCATGACCTCATCGCTGTAGGTCACAGAATCGACGCGAGTTGAATCGTCAGATACTTTTCCGGACTTGGCGCCCATGATGAGCGCGAGCCCTTTGAGCTGGCGTTCCCGCTCCTCCTTTTTCTCTTCCGGGGCAGATTGTTTGTGCCACACCTGAGCCAAGATAAAGAGCAACGTCGTTGCCGAAAAAAAGATTATCAATCCGCGATATTGCTTCAACTGAGATCACCGTAGCGAAAGGCCATCATCTATTGGACCATGCCGGTTGCATCACCTCAAGTTGGAAAACGTCGTAACGAAGCGGTGGGGCCGGCGGTGGAGTCTTAGTACGAGCCGCCGGCAACGAGCATGGTTACTCAACGGTGCAAATCCAGCGGTGGTTATGCCGGTATGGCGCGCGGGTAAAGTGGACATCTGAGACCAGATTCATTCCGCGCTGCTGCAGCGCCTCGGTCAGTTGTACGAGTGTCTCTGCTTGGATAGTCATTGCTGTCACCTCGTCAGATTTACTGCGTTCATAATTCTTGACCGAGCGGGCAAGTTGCTAATTCATTTTTTCTACTTCGGCGATTGTTCAATCCATACCGCAGAGCGCTCCCTGACTGTCCCCTTCATCTGAGATTGAGGGCAAGGAGCGCTCTGCACTATGGATTGATGCCGCTTCAGAAAAGCGGCACCAGTAACTCCTTGGGAATTGCTCGCGCCTCCTACCGGGTCATTCGCCAGTTCGGTCAGCACCTCGTCCGCCGTCGCAGTTCTGCGCGTTGGTAGCCTTTCGGGGCTATCGGATCGCCGGTCGCCAGCAGTGGCAGCGCGATTTTGTTCACCTGACTTCATCTCGCCCCACAGGTGTGGCCGGGGCTGACCTCCCAGCGTGAGCCGGGTAATCGTTTATGGCGCTGGTTGTTAAAGAGCGGCGGGTCTCTTGAGGCCCTTCGCAGTGGCTGTGTGACGCTGCGATGGGTGAAATATAGGTAAACCCATATTTGATGTCAATGGGTATTCCCATAAAATTCGATTCTCCCGTATTTCTGGTCGCAAAAAAGCCCGCGCTTGGCGGGCTTCAGATGAGCTCGCGCGATCTACACCGCCTGCTGTTCCAAGTCAGAGCCACAGTATCGGCACTTCTTGGCGGCGGCCTTGATGGTCTCCGCGCAGAACGGGCATTCCTTGTTCGCGGCAGCGGCAGCAAGATCCTCGGCGTAAGTTGTGGTCTCGACCGAACGGGCAGTGTGGAAGGCGGGCTTGTTGAGTGCCCAAATGAAAGCCGCAACCCAGCCGATAAAAGTCCAGCCGGCGAGGAGGTTTAGCGCGAAGATCGGCGTGGCCTTGGGGTGTTCACCAACAGCGCAAATTGTCGGGTAGAAATACAGCGCGATCGCGCTCGGAAAGAAAACGATACTTGCGACCATTGCAAAACCGTTGGTTCCGCTCCCAATCAGGTAACTGACCAGGCAAACAATCCCGAGCAGTATCAGGCCTACGATCTTCATTGGATCCCTCCATCAATTGAGATGTGATTTTACCATTCGTGGCGGTGTGCCACCATCAGCTAGAGGGGGATAGCAGGTATGAAAAAGCCCGGCTATGGCCGGGCAAATTCAGTGTGAAAGCAGCCTCGTTAGGCCAAATGTAATTGCGCTTGCGAGTCCAGTCATCGCGAAGGCCGTTCCCACGTACCACTTGATCAAGTTTAATTCGGTAGTGGCTAAGTCGGCCTTTGTGGCTGAATGCTTATCTATAGAATCAATTTTTCCCGATATCGCAACAAGCTTTTCCTTGATTTCGGGAACGCTTTTTTCGAGTGCGGCAATGCGAGCTTCCAAGTCATTACCTCCTGGTGGATCACCACCATTCATATTGCTACCTGAACCAACACTACCATTTTCTGGTGTGCTTTTCCGAATCGGGATGGGCACAACATTCTCACTCTTGGCCATCACTTCTTCCTTGAGCGAATGTAGTCTGATACGAACTGAGCATTGAACAGTCGCGTGTTGCCACAAGACCTACACATTGTATTGAAATACAAAATGCCATTCTCCGGCGTCCGATACAGGGTGGATTGAGTTAGCTGGGGCATGCCATCGTCCACCCAAACGTCCCATTCCTCTGTGCTATTACACGCTTCGCACGGCTGTTCCGCATCTGTTTCTGCCAAAAAACCGTTGAAGTCATCAAATGTGATGGCAAGAATTCGGTCTACATCCACATCTCGTTCCTGAGCCACTGAAGGTTCCTTCTGTATGTCGCTGAGCAAATGCTCAGTGGATTAGACTTTGGGTGCAAAAATAGAGCCGTTAGCGAGAATACATCGCCCACCAGAACACGTGCCCCAGAATCGATATCTGCTGCTCCTGGATCTGTTGGAACGTGTAGTCCTCGTCCGGATGCTCGTCACGGTTAAAGCTGCGCAAGCGAATCCCGATCGGAATCCGGTAGACCTGTTTCACGCGAAGCTGACCGTTGTGGTTGATGGCGTACATTTCGCCGTCAACGATATCGCTCAGGGAGCTTTTTCCCACGTTCACGCCGACCGTGGCGCCGTCGCGCAGCACGGGCATCATGCTGTTCCCGCCGACCTTCACACACTTCGCGTTGCTGAACTGAACGCCGTTGTGGCGCAGGTCTTTCTTGAAGAAGCGCAGCCGCGAGCTGTCGCATTCCTCGATCGCAAACATTCCGGATCCGGCTGCCAGCTCCACTTCATGGAGGAAAGGGACGTAGACTTCGTCATCATCAAGTGGGGTTTCGTCATCCCAGGTTTCGATGGTGCCAAGTTTCACGCTGGGCTGGATGAGTTCAGCCTGATGATCAGGTACACCCTTGAGCATGTCGCCGACACCTTCAGCCAGCCACATAGGGGACACGCCACATACAGAGGCGATCTGAGCTGCGAAGGCTGTAGCCTTCGATTTTCCCCTCTCCAAATCGGAGATTGAGGTCTGCGTGAGTCCGGCACGCTCAGCTAGCTCAGTCTGATTGAGCTTGGCGTAGCGGCGGGCGGTTTTGAGGCGGTCTTTGAATTCCATCCGTGGAGTATTACGGGCGCTCCCATACTCTTGCAAATCGGTATTCCCATAACCTACTATATGGGTATTCCCGTATGGAGGGGCATCATGAACGCAATTTACAAGGGCCTCGTTGACTACTTCGGCACCCAGGAGGCCACCGCCGAAAAGCTCAAGGTTGATCAAAGCACCGTTTCCGGCTGGGTTCGGGGGAAGCACGGCATGTCTCCGGTTATTGCCAAACGAGCGGAGGCGCTGACCGAAGGTGCTTTCAAAAAAGAAAACCTGTGCCCGTCGTTTCCTTGGGCCGAGATGGCCGCCTAAGCGACATCCCTGTCCGCCAATCCGTTGAAGCCAGATTAGAAGAGAGCAGTCCCCATGGAAACGTCCAGTCCAAGACACACCGCACAAACTCGTGATCAGGTTCTGATCGCGCACGCTCAAAACCAGATCGCCCGCACTGCCTTGAGCCAAGACGATTTCGCCCAATCGTTGAGCCGGGAGATCTGCCTGCGAGTTCCATCAGAGAAAATCCTGCAGGCAAAGGTCCCTGACTTTGATGAGTTGGCGCGCCTGAACGACGTGAGTGAATTCGTGAAAGCGACCGGCCGCTGGTTGAAGCGCGTACAGCGCTGGCTCTCTGGGGATCAGGAGATGCCGTCTTGGCTTGAGGAGTCCTGGGTAACCGCTCTGGAGCCAGAGTACCGCGACAACTGCATTAACGAGTTGGCCGCTCGCCATGGCTTGACCGGAGCCCGCCAGATGCAGAGCGACCAATGTGCCAATAAAAGCTTCGGTGCGCTGATCCGCGCACTGGGAGATGTAATCGATACCGGCAGCGAAGTATTTGACGACCAGGTGATGTGCGAAGAGGACCTGCCGCATCTGCCGGCGTTCGCGGAGCAATGCCGTCAAGTTGAAGCGCGGGCAGGGGAGCTGGGCCGGAAGGCTGAGGCGCTGATCGCAAAGCCCCGACCGAACTTGAAGCTTGCCTGAATCCCAGGCACAAAAAAGCCGACGGAGAAGGTCGGCTTATTCGCAAAACTAGAGAGGCCCGATTATGCAGAGCCAACCCAATTCCAGCAATACCCCGAACAATGTCGCGACGCGTTTTCAGAATTTGAAAAACGTGTCGCGAGCTTTTGTCTTTTCCGTTCACGTCAGGAACACCTGACATGCGGTCCACCGTAACGATCAATCAGATCAAGGCCTTGGAGTCTGGGCTGAGCTCTCAGCAAGCGTTGCTGTCTGCCGGAGGTGCTGCATGAGCATGGGCCTTATGGTCGCCGCGATGAAGCTTCGCGTCGGCAACCCACTGCGTAAGCTGGTCCTCATCAAGCTGGCAGACAATGCCAGTGATATGGGGGAGTGCTGGCCGTCCTATCAGCACATCGCCGAACAGTGCGAGATCAGCAAGCGTTCCGTAATGAACCACATCACCGCGCTGTGTGAGTCAGGGCTGCTGCGCAAGGAAATCAGGAAGGGTGGGCCGAAGGGCAACTCGTCGAATGTTTATTTCCTGACTCTTGATGGTGGTGCACCTCCTGCACCAGGGGTAGTGCAGCAGATTCACCAGGGTAGTGCAGCAGGTTCACCCCCAAGTGAATCTCCTGCACTAGGGGGTAGTGCAGGAGCTGCACCCAGAACCAGTCACTCTTCTGAACCAGTCAATGAACCGGTCATTGAACCAATTGCACCCCCGGCTTCCGCCGAGGTGGTGCCGGCTCAGTCTCGCAACCTGGTGCTGGTGGTTGATCGCGTCGATGCTCCACGGGTTGAGATCCCCGCTGACATGCCGGGCCCCAAAGACCAGTCCTGCAAAACCTTCAAGGTCTGGGCGAACTACGCCATGGCCTACCGCAAGCGCTACAGCACCTGGCCGGTTTGGAACGCCAAGGTTGGTGGCCAGCTCGGCCAACTGGTCGACCGGCTCGGCGCCGATGTTGCTCACCACGTCGCGGCTCACTACCTGAAGACCAGCGACGCCGGCGTCCTGCGCAAATGCCACAGCCTCAACGAGCTGCTGGCGAACGCCGAGAGCTACCACACCCAGTGGGTGACCGGTCAGCGCATCAATGGGACCACCGCCCGCCAGATGGAGCGCACCGAGGCAAACGTCTCCGCCGCCGAGCAGGCCGCGCAGATGGTCCTGGCCAAGCGGCAAGGGGGAGAGCGCAATGAGTACCTTTGAAATGAATGATCAGCAGGTTGCCGGGCTCGCGGCAGCGATCTGCGCTACCGCCGAGGCCATGGGTCAGGAAATGAACCCAGGCACCGCAGCGATGATGGCTGAAGACCTCTGCGCCTACTCGGTGCCGACCGTGAAGGCTGCGCTGAAGGCCTGCCGCTTCGAAGTGAAGGGCAAGCTAGCGATGGCCGACATTCTCCAACGGGTGCAGGCCGCTGACGGGCGTCCGGGCAAGGACGAAGCATGGGCGATCGCAATGACCACGAACGACGAGTTCGAAACCGTGGTGCTGACCGACGAAATCCAGCTCGCGCTGGCTGCCGCGAAACCTGTACTTGATGCCGGCGACAAGGTCGGTGCGCGCATGGCGTTCAACAGCGCTTACGAGCGGCTGGTGGGACAAGCCCGGGAGGAAAACAAGCAGGTCAACTGGCACGTGTCTGTCGGCTTCGACGCCAACCGCCGCACGCAAGCGATCACCAAGGCTGTGCAGATGCAGCGGATCCCGCAAGAGCGCGGCCAGTTGTACCTGGCCGACTTGAGTGTCGCGCCGGTCACTGAAGACGGTAGGGCCGTCGTTGCACTGCTCACCGGCGAAGTCGCTCGCCCTTCGCCAAAACTGCGCGAAAAGCTCGCCGCAGTGAAGGACTCGATGCTGGCTATGCGCAAAGCCTCAGATGAGGAAAAAACAGAACTGCGGATTTTGGCAGCCAACGAGCTGGCTGATCGCCGGGCGCTGCTCATTCAGCAGGCCGAACAATTGATAGCAAGGAGTGCGGCTCAATGACCGATATCACTGACCAGAAAAAGCAGGCTGAGGCTGGCTTCAAAAACTTCCACCGCAGCCTTTGCGAACGCTTCGGTTACTACCACGACGAGATCGACTGGCAGCGTGACCAGGTTTCGCTGGAGGAACACATCGCCACGCAGTTCAACCACGTCAATGCGGAGAACGCTGCGCTGCGTGGGCAGGTTGAGTCCTTGCAGCGCGCTGCCGGCCAGCTCCAGGAGCAGGTCGAGGCTCTGGGCGTGAAGGTGATGCGATGAATCCCGAATACACGATCCGTGACCAACGCGACATCAACCGCCTCGCCGGCGTACTGCACGCCATCGACCTCAGCAAGCCGAAGATTGTGGTGATCCGAGATGAAAAACGCCCGGACGTCTGCAATCGGAAGATGTGGGCAATGCTCAAGGACGTTTCCGATCAGGTCATCTGGCACGGCAAGAAGCTGACCAGCGAGGACTGGAAGTGCCTTTTCAGTGCCTCGCTGGAGAAACAACGCGCGGAGCCTGGCCTCGACGGTGGCTTCGTCGTGATGGCCGTATCCACCCGCAAGCAGTCGCAGAAGTGGTTCAGCGATCTGTTCGAGCTGATGCATGCCTTCGGCGCCGAGCATGACGTGCGCTGGACTGAACAGGACAAGTGGGGAGGGCGGTACTGATGCGGATTGCCATCAAGGAAGTGAAGCAGAAGAGCTGCAAGTCCTGTGGCGACAAGTTCCGGCCGTCACTCTCGACACAGAAGGCTTGCAGCGTGAAGTGTGCGTTGGACCTGGCCAAACAGCCGGCGAACCAGCAGGTGGCACGAAAGGCGATCGATCAGCGTGACCGCCGCGAGATCAAGGTCCGCAAGGAGAAGCTGAAGAGCAGGGCTGATCACCTACGCGAGGCTCAGGCCGCCGTGAACGAGTATGTCCGCCTGCGTGACGCGCACCTGCCATGCATCAGCTGCGACTCGATGCCGAGCGACAACGATCTCATGACCGGCAGCCGCTGGGATGCTGGCCACTACCGATCTGTCGGTGCCTGCCCGGAGCTGCGATTCGAGCCGCTGAACATCCACCGCCAATGCGTGAAGTGCAACCGCAACCTGTCCGGCAATGCAGTCGAGTACCGGATCCGGCTGGTGCTGCGCATCGGCGCCGAAACAGTGGCTTGGTTGGAGGGCCCTCATGAGCCCCGCAAGTACACCGTCGAAGAAATCAAAACCATCAAGGCCGAATACCGGGCCAAGACCCGCGAACTGAAAAAGGGGCAGGCAGCATGAAATTGATCAACGCACGTCAAGCGTGGACAGACGCACAGCATGAGTCGAATGCCTCAATCAGTGCAGCGGCGGCCGAACGGGCAAAATCCGCGACTGTCGTCCGGAAGGAAAAGGCCGCGCTTCGAGAGGTCATCTTTGCCGCCCAGGGCGAGGACAAGGAAGAGCGCATCATGGCTGTGCGCCAGAAGATCCACATCGCCGAGACGCGCCGCACGCCGATTGGCCGTTCGACACATCGAGCCGCTCACCTGGTGACCATGGGGAAGGTGCAGAAGGCAATTGAGTCGCTGCCGTTCCAGGTGCAGCAGCTGGGGCACTACCTCTATCACCCGAGCATGACCGTAGTGCACATGCTCAACGCCGAGAAGCTGATCTGGTCGGACACTGACTTTAGTGCGCTCACTGATGCGAAGGCGGCAAAAGCGCACTGCCTGATCACCTGCGCCCTGCAGTCCTACAAGGCCGAGGCGAACGGCGGTGAAGCGTGGGGCCCGGCTCGAGTGTCTGACGCCATGATGAAGCTGTACGGAATCGCTATCCAGCCCAAGCATTGGGATCGCGACTGGCTCGACATCTGGATTTTCCTGCGAAAGGCCATCGAGGAAGTGGATATTCAGGCTCAACAGCCGGTGTGGCAGGTTATTCACGCAGAAAATTCAGAGGATGCGGCATAAAGGTGTTGCCATGGTGGGGAATTTGATGTACTTTTCCCACACTGCGCAACTTACCTCCAGCGCACGACAACTTCGAAACCCGGCCACCGTGCCGGGTTTTTTGATGGCCAATTTTTAATGCGACATATGCACACTGGTATGATTCGGGTATGAGCAGGTTCACTACCGGCCACCCAGTTTCTGGGGACATGGTTCGAATCCCGTTACGCAGCCTTCCTTGATGGCGATCCTTTTTTTGACGATGGTTATTTTGACCGCACTTTCAAGCTTCATTGGATCGCTGAACGCAACAGTTCAATTTGCGTGCAAGGAGTTACAGATGATCAAAACATTGGCAGCAACATTCGTTAACGCAACATTTGTATCAATCGTCGCCGTCCTGGCGGGATGCGTAGCAAACGGTAACGTCCCCGATTAATCCGAGGTATAACCTCCCAAAACGGCCCTGTAAATGCGGGGCTGTTTTTTACACCATGAAGCCTCGGCATTTGCCGGGGCTTCATGGTTTTCGGGAAATGAATCGGTGCGTCGAGATGCTATCGCCAGTATCTTGACATTATCGAGAATCTTGGGCAAAAGTGGGATCCAATTCACAAATGAGCCTGACCAATGCGCAAGATTTTTGCTGTCGCTACAGTTCTTTTTTCCGCTTTTGCAGTAGCTGAGGATCGGGTTTCTGTTTCCGGCCTCCACGTTTCTCAAGCTAGCGCGGGGTATTCCGTAGTAGAAGGTATCGCCCACAACAACACTAACGCGACGCTGGCGAATGTCTTCGTTAAATTTAAGCTTTATGACGAAGGTGGAACGGTAGTCGGGAACACCATTGCCCATGGGGCAGATATCGGTCCAGGTGAGAACTGGAAGTTTTCGGCGCCAGCTACCGTGCCTTTTGCTAACGCGAAGTTGAGCAGCATTCAGGCTCAGTAATTAGGTTTCGCGGAAGCCCCGTTTATGAACGGGGCTTTTTTATACCTCGAATTTGCCTGTAGCCAGGACAGCCTTCAGGAAGGCCTGGACGTCGATAGCCGGATAGTGCGACGTACGGAATCAACGCCGGCAGCCCGCGCGCCCTGACCTCACCATTTGCTTCAGGGGGGCGCGAGACTGGATCAGCGAGATCGATGCATAGGGGCGTCGACGTTGAGAAGGCCTTTGGCGGACAGCGCGGAAAGACGCGCGCACTTATTTTCGCATTGACCGCTTTATCCTCATCCAGTCTTGATAGGCAGCCGTGCGGCAAGCGTCAGCGCAGGCCTTGGCTTGGGTAAACCGCACCCAAGCATCTGCATTGTCTCGATCATTTTGGATGATGTTGTAGGCGGCTTCGTCAAGTTGATCTGCTTTACGAAACAGCTCCGTGTTTGCATCAATCTGGTCATCCCATGAGTGTTCATCGGGTGGCCCAACGATTGCGTCAATCATTTTCTCAAACCTCCTCCCACGTGACGGCGGTAGTTTCCCGCCACTTCACGTCGGTGATGCCGAATCGTTCCGCCATTGGTTTTGAAAACCGTTTGAGAGGAGGTCGTCCCGGCTTGGGAATTGGAGCGATGCCGGCGTCACAGCTCGCCCATTGCCAAGCTTCCGCGTTGTTCATCAGTTTTGTTCGGATGACAAACGACATGGGTCTTCCGTGGAGCTTGTACTCAATAACAAAAATATTTACCTGACTCACGAGTACCGCTCCTTCATGGCTCATGAGTAAGTGATTTTTGCTGTTATAGAAAATTCAAAGAATTGTCTGACAATTTCTAATTTACTGATTTTGCTGACATTTATATGAGCTTTATCTATACAAGACCTCTGAATTTGTAGAGGTTTTTTCGTTTCCATCATGCACACGGAGTCGAGCGCATGGAGTTATTGCAGCGCCTGCTCGACAAGATCGACAGGTTTGAATTGCTGATCGCAGGACTGGTCGGCGCTGTCGTCGCAAGCTGGTGGCACAAGGACGATCTGGCCGACTGGCACGCCTGGATGATCTTCCTGATCACCGGCATCGCTTGCTCGCTGTACCTGACGAGCATGGTCAGCATCTACCTCGGTGTGACCGAGCCGAAGATCGTCGCGGGCATTGGCTTCCTGCTCGGCACCTTCGGCGGATCGCTGCTCGCGGCCATCAATCGAGCCATCAAAGCCGCTGACCTCTGGGCACTCATTCGCCAGCGGTTCGGGGGAGGCAACCCATGAATCTTGAACTGATCAACTCCATCGCCTGCGGCTTGATTGCCTTGTGGGCGACCTGGTGTGTTCTGAGCGGTCGAGTGCGGGACGGTGTCATCGGCAAGCTGATCTATTCGGCGATCGCCATCAGCGGGTTCGTTGTGATGAGCCGGGAGCAGAACATCTTCATGATGGGGCCGACCACGGCCGGGATCACGCTTCACGTCTCGCTGGCCCTGGCCGGCATGCGCCACATCTTCATGGTCATCTGGTGGCAGAGGGTAAAGGCTTGGCTATGCCGGACGCTGAACTGCGAGCATTGCCTGCGTTGTGACAAGGCGTCGGGCGGCATCGAGCGTCGATCCAAGTAAGTCGCGACACGTTTCGCGAATCAGCAAATTGTGTCGCGACACGGAGCAGCAAATGACCAACGTAACCCGACTGCGCCACGCGCTCCCGCTGAGTCAAGACATCAACAAGGCGCTCACCGATCTGGATAGTGCGATCGCCAAGGCCATTGACGCTGCCAAGGCTGCCGGCCTGCCTCAAGGCCTGATCGTCGCCGAGCTGCACGGGCACGCCTGCGCGCAGACCCACAACATGCTGAAGGCATGACCGCAGACATCCATGACATCACCGACCAGCGCCCGCACCTGACCGTTGCGGCTGATGACGGTGTCCATCTGCTGCCTTGTGGACTGGGTCGCTCGGTGACAAGCACTCGAAGCGGTTTATGACGACCAAGTAAACGAGGATTTATCTACGCGATGACTGGCAAACATCGAGTGACTTATACTTTTTTTCTAAGCTCGATTGCCCTTGCGCCCGTTGGACATCGCTAAGCTGGGGCACTATGTAGGCTGGACGCTGCAACTCCTTTTCAAGCGACGTGATTTCCTGGCGAATCGGTGCGCAGGGATCTCCATTTTTGAGCATTGCGGTTAGCTGAGCGACGTAACCTTCGAGCTTCTGAGATTTCTCGTAGCTTTCATCTAGCAGCTTCTTGTCGTATCTGTAGTTATTCTGCTCAGTCAAGATTTGCTGCCGCAGATCGTCAATCTGTTGCTGGAGTTGTGCCTTCTCGGTTTTCAGTTTCTCATTCTCGGCTTTGCTCTCCGTAAGTTGTCCATTGGCAAATGCCAATGCGGCCTTGTTTTCCCCGAATGCAGTGGATCTCTCGTTGGAGTCGTGCCACATCGTGTATGCGATTGTGATGAGTGCAGCCACACCCGCACCTCTAAATACGAGTTGTACGGTTGCTTTCAATATTCCCGATTTAGCCTGCGTCATACACGATCCTGTAAATAAAAAAATAGCAGCTGGCCATCATATCAGTAGGGATATAACCCATGGAAAGGCCGCGCCCGCCTCGGGATCTCCTAGAGCTCTCAGATGTGTCCAGCTGTGGCATTCGCCTTACGCCAGCCCCCGAGGTATGGGAGTGGATTCATACCGAAGTCCTTGCCGACACCGGCAGCATCCACAACGAAGAACACGCTCATCTGATCGATGCGGACATTCGCGTGATGTGGGCGTCTGCTGCCTTCACGAAGAAGGGGCGGACGGTGGTTGGTCAAGCCGAACAGGTTGCGTTCCGAGCTGGCGGTTGGCAGAAGGCTCGTATGGAGCAGCAGATGCTGGATTGGTTCGGCGACGTGCCGGCCTACATCATCACACTGGCTGCTGATTACTGTGCCCAGTGTTCCGACGCTGACTTCTGCGCCCTGGTCGAGCATGAGCTCTACCACATAGCGCAGGCGACCGATAAGTACGGACAGCCAGCGTTCACCCAAGACGGATTGCCCAAGCTTGAGATGCGCGGTCACGACGTTGAAGAGTTCGTCGGTGTGGTGCGTCGCTATGGGGCGAGCCCTCAAGTGCAAGAGCTGGTGGACGCTGCAAACAATCCTGCTGAGGTGGGGAAATTGAATATATCGAGGGCCTGCGGAACCTGTCTGCTCAAGTCGGCCTGATTCTGGACAGGCTCTGGACGGATGAAAATCTATGGCAGCCCTTCAAAACGACGTGAAGGCCTTTATCGTTCAGGCCTTGGCGTGCTTCGACACGCCTTCACAGGTTGTTGAAGCCGTCCAAAAGGAATACGGGATATCGGTTACTCGCCAGCAGGTGGAGACACACGACCCCACAAAGACATCAGGGAAAGGCCTGGCCAAGCGCTGGGTGACGATGTTTGAAGATGCCCGCAAGCGTTTCCGCGAAGAAACCGCCGAGATCCCGATTGCAAACCGTGCCTACCGCCTGCGCGCCATGAACCGGTTCGTCGAGAGGGCCGAGTCGATGAAGAACATCGGTCTGGCCATGCAGATCCTCGAGCAGGCCGCGAAGGAAGTCGGAGACGTCTACGTTAATCGGCACCGGAAGGATGAGCCTGACGACGAACCGGCAATCCCGACGCGCATTCAGGTCGACGTAGTGGATGCGAGGAAGCCGAATGCCGAGCCTTAACGTTCCGCAGTCGCAGTTCCTCCTGTTGCCCCACAAGTTTCGCGCATTCGTTGCTGGGTTCGGCTCCGGAAAGACCTGGGTCGGATGCTCAGCGCTGAGCAAGCATTTCATGGAGTGGCCCGGCGTCAACGCTGGCTACTTCGCGCCGACTTACCCGCAGATCCGCGACATCTTCTATCCCACGATGGAGGAAGTGGCCTACGACTGGGGGCTGAAGACCAAGATCAACCAGGCGAATCATGAGGTTCACATCTACAGCGGCCGGCAATATCGCGGCACTGTGATTTGCCGGTCGATGGAGAAGCCGCAAACCATCGTCGGCTTCAAGATCGGTCACGCGTTGGTCGACGAGCTGGACGTGCTGACGTCGATCAAGGCGCAGCAGGCTTGGCGCAAGATCATCGCCCGGATGCGTTACAACATCCCCGGACTGAAGAACGGCGTGGACGTAACTACCACGCCGGAAGGCTTCAAGTTCGTATTCCTCCAGTTCGTGAAGCAGCTGCGCGACAAGCCGGCGCTGAAGGAGATGTATGGACTGATTCAGGCCAGCACCTTCGACAATGAACTGAACCTGCCGGAAGACTACATCCCATCGCTGATGGAGTCGTACCCCGAGCAACTGATCCGCGCGTACCTGAATGGCCAGTTCGTCAACCTGACGTCCGGTTCGATCTACCACGCCTACGACCGAAAGCTGAACCAGTGCTTTGACACGGTCCAGCCTGGCGAGCCGCTGTTCATCGGGATGGACTTCAACGTCGGAAAAATGGCTGCGATCACCCACGTCAAACGTGATCAGGGCCTGCCGCGCGCCGTGGACGAGCTGATGGATGGCTACGACACGCCGGACATGATCCGCCGCATCAAGGAACGCTACTGGGAACACACCGGCAACGACTTCCGGAAAACCTGCGAGATCCGGATCTATCCGGACGCCTCCGGCGACTCGCGCAAGTCGGTCAACGCCAGCCTTACCGATATCGCGATGCTCAAGCAGGCAGGCTTCACTGTCATTGCGCCGGCGGCCAACCCGCCGGTGAAGGACCGGATCAACGCCATGAACGCGATGTTCTGCAACGCGCAGGGTGAGCGGCGTTACCTGGTCAACCCGTTCACTTGCCCGACATACGCCGACGGCCTGGAGCAGCAGATCTGGGCGCCCAATGGCGAACCGGACAAGAGCCAAGGCAACGACCACGCCAACGACGGCGGCGGTTACTTCATTCACCGCGAGTACCCGATCATCAAACCGGTCACCGCTATCAAAATGGGATACGCCCGATGAGCAACGACGTCTCCTTCAAGCGGGCGGACTACATCGAAGCGCTGAGTCGCTGGGCCACCGTGCGCGACGTGTGTGCAGGACAGCACCGCGTTGTCGACCGGCTGCCGTATATCAACGCTCATGACACGTCGCCTGAGAATAAGGATCGCAACAAGGCCTATCGCGAGCGGGCGGTGTTCAAAAACGCCACAGGCCATACCCGAAACGGACTGCTCGGTCTGGCATTTCACAAAGACCCGACGCTGGCTGTAGCGAAGAAACTCGAGTACCTGCAGGACAACGCTAACGGATCCGGCGTGAGCATCTACCAGCACTCGCAAGGCACGCTGGAAAAGGTGCTTGAGGCTGGGCGGCATGGTCTGTACGTCGACTATCACCAAGACGCCGGCGCCGGTGGGCACTCGGTGATCCTGTCGTACTGCGCCGAGGACATCATCAACTGGCGTACAGGGATGGTGAACGGTCACAGCGTGCTGACCCTGGTGGTGCTGCGCGAGTCGCCGGAGATCGAAGACGGCTTCGGTTTCAAGGTTGTAGAGCAATACCGGGAATTGGCTCTCGAGGATGATGGCTTTGTCTGCCGCGTTTGGCACCGGTCCGGGCCGAAAGGTGGCGGGCCTCTGGCGGTTGTTGAGGAGTTTAGGCCCACCGGTGCCGCCGGGCGCTTGAAAGAGATCCCGTTCACCTTCGTCGGTGCGCAGAACAATGACCCGAGCATTGACGAGTCACCGCTATACGACATTGCAATGATCAACCTGGGGCACTACCGAAACAGTGCCGACTACGAAGACAGTGTCTTCTGGTGCGGCCAGGCTCAGCCATGGATTTCCGGTCTGGATGAGCAGTGGCGCGACTGGATGGAGAAGAACGGCGTTTACGTTGGCTCTCGCGCTCCGATGATGCTGCCTGCCGGTGGCCAGTTCGGGTATGCCCAACCTCTGCCGAACACATTGGTGAAGGAGGCCATGGCCGACAAGAACCAGATGATGATCGAGCTGGGCGCCCGAATGGTGGTGGCTTCCCTCTCGTCCAAGACGGCTACCGAAGCCCGTGGTGATCAGTCTGCATCGACGTCGGTTCTTGCCGGCTGCGTGGCGAACGTCAGCGAGGCTTACACCCGGGCGATCATGTGGTGCTGTGCCTACATGGGCGTCGATGACGCGAAGGTCGCCTACCAGATCAATCAGGAGTTCGTGGAGCTGACGGCTGATCCGCAAATGATCACTGCACTGGTCGGACTTTGGCAGAACGGCGGCTTCGCCAAGGCAGATCTGCGGGCGTACCTGCGCAAACTGGGACTGATCGCGCCGGAGCGCACTGACAAGCAGATCGATGGTGAACTGGCAGAGCAGGGCGACGGCTTGGGCCTGGACGATGAGGGCAACGCAGATGGCGGCAAACCAAGCAATCCTTGACGCCACGATTCGGCACGCGGTCTTTCTCGAGAAGCTGAAGGCCGGGGAGGTCGGCAAGTTCGCTCCCTTCCTGAAGGAGATCGACCGCTCGATACGCGACCGGCTCACGCAGTCAGATCTGACCGAGTACAACGTCAAGCGGCTTGAGGCGCTGCTGAAAGAGGTCGACAGTCTGCTGCTGGGCATTTTCGACCGCTACAGCGCGCAACTGAACCTCGACCTGATCGACATCGCCAACTACGAGGCTGAGTTTGAAGCGTCGAGCCTGGCCCGGTCGGCGCCGGTTGGTGTTTCGCTGGATGTGGTCGCGCCAACGGTAGCGGCTATCCGCACGGCGGTGCTCACCAACCCCCTCAGTGTGCGCGGCACCGGTGGCGGCAAGCTGCTGAAGTCGTTTATCAAGGGCTGGACCAGTGCTGAGCGCGAGCGCGTCACCGGCACGATCCGGCAGGGCTTCTTTGAAGGACAAACGAACTTTCAGATCATCCGCAACATCCGCGGTACGAAGTCGGCCGGCTACAAGGACGGCATTCTCGCCACCACCAACCGCAATGCCAGCACTGTCGTGCACACCGCGATACAGCATGTGTCGTCTCAGGCGCGCATGGAGGTGGCCAAGGCCAACACGGACATCGTGTCCGAAGTGGAGATGGTCGCCACGCTGGACAGTAAAACCAGCCAACAATGCCGGTCGATGGACAAACGAAGGTTTCCGGTCGATTCCGGGCCGAGGCCACCGTTCCACCCGAATTGCCGCACCACGTTCGTCCTGCTGACCAAGCTCAGCGAGATGTTCGCCAAGGGCGCTACCCGGGCTTCGGTGGGCGCAGATGGAGCAGGGCAGGTCAGTGCGAGCCTCGACTATTACCACTGGCTTCAGCAGCAGCCAGCTTCGTTTCAGGACGTCGCGATCGGCGCTGTTCGGGCCAAGCTGTTCCGAGAGGGCGGTTTGAGCGTCGAGCGCTTCGCCGAGCTGCAGCTTGATCGCAATTTTTCACCATTGACTCTTGTCCAGATGAAGGAGCTCGAGCCATTGGCTTTTGAGCGGGCGGGCATTTAGGAATGCTAAAGTGCCATCATCATTGAAGATGGATGGCCTTTATGAAAATGGTTTGGATTACCGGGTGTTTATTTTTATGTGTGATCAGCGGCTTGCTTGGGCTCACCGCTGGCATAAATATGAATCCAGAGTCGACAGTGCGCTTCGTTCCAAGCTGGGGAAGCTTGGGCGATTGGGTCTCCGGAACCGGTGCACTGTTAGCGGTTCTGGTGACGCTGCACTTGGCTGACAAGCAACGCCGAGAGGATACGGAGTTGTTGAAGGTTGTTGCCAACGCAAGTTTCCCATTTGGGCCGGGATACCTAGGAGAACCCTTCATTTCTTTGGCATTGACTTCAGAAGGAAAGAGACCCGTAACCGCGACGAGCTTGAGCGTGAGGTCAACTCAAAGCAAAACAGGCTTGGCCATCACTGGTTTTGCCAACCATTCGCCTATTCAAAACTTTCCTATTCGCCTCGAATACGGCCAACAAGCAAGCATTCACCTGGAGCCAGGTGCTGAATTAGAAATCGAAAACTTCGTCCGAGACTACTGTGACGGGATATCTAAAGGGCTTACTTTTGTTGTTGGAACCACGACTGGATATTGGGAAGGCCCCATCTCCTCTGGTCTCTTTGAAATGAGAAGAAACGCGGCCGATATTAGAAATAGCGTTTAGTTTTTTTAGTTCGTAATTACCCAGCCTCGCCATAGTGCGGGGCTTTTTTATGCCTGCAAAGCGGGCAACACATACCCAAGGGGTACATCAACGTGGCAGAAGAAAACGAAATCGACCTGGACAATCCGGCAATCAAGGCCGCTATCGCGACTGCCGTTGAGGCCTCCGTTTCTGGTCTGAAAACCAAAAACTCCGAACTGCTGGGCAAGCTGAAGGAAACCACCGGCAAGCTGACCCAGTTCGAAACGCAATTCGAGGGTATCGACATTGACGCCGTCAAAGGCTTGCTCAGCCGAGCCGGCCAAGACGAAGAAACCAAGCTGCTGACTGAGGGCAAGGTGGATGAAGTGTTCAATCGTCGTACCGAGCGTTTGCGTGGCGACTACGACAAACAGTTGAAGACTGTCACCGCGCGCGCCGAGAAGGCCGAAGCGTTCGCCGCGAAGTTCCAGGGCAAAGTCCTAGGCGACTCGGTACGCGGAGCAGCACTGAAAGCTGGCGCTCTACCGGAAGCAACCGACGACATCATCCTGCGCGCCAAGGGCGTGTTCTCGCTGAACGAAGAGGGCGAAGCGGTCGCCGTTGATGAATCCGGCCAGGTCATCCTCGGCAAAGACGGCAAGACCCCTCTAACTCCGCTCGAATGGGCGGAATCCCTGCGCGAAAGCGCACCTCATCTGTGGCCAAGGGCTTCAGGGACACAAGCCCCGGGCGGGGGCAGCGGCCAGGCTGCATTCAAGCGCTCCGAAATGACTGCCGAGCAAAAGCGTGACTACCAGCGCAAGCACGGCCAAACCGCATACCTGCAATTGCCCAAGTAAGGGGATCCACCCATGGCAACGACTGTTAACAGCGACCTGATCATCTACAACGATGAGGCGCAAACCGCATACCTGGAGCGTGTCCAGGACAACCTCGACGTGTTCAACGCATCGTCCAATGGCGCGATCGTGCTCGACAACGAGCTGATCGAAGGCGACTTCCGTAAGCGCTCGTTCTACAAGATCGGCGGCTCGCTGGAGCATCGCGACGTCAACTCCACCGGCAAGGTGACGGCGAAGAAAATCGGCGCCGGTGAGGCCGTTGGCGTGAAAGCGCCGTGGAAATACGGCCCGTACCAAACCACCGAAGAGGCGTTCAAGCGCCGCGGTCGTCCGGTCGACGAGTTCTCTCAGATCATCGGTGCCGACGTTGCTGACGCCACTCTGGAAGGCTTCATCCAGTACGCCACTGCCGCGCTGCGCGCTGCAATCGGTTCCAACGCCGGCATGGTGGTCACTGCCAACATCGAGACTGACGGCAAGAAGACGCTGACACGCGGCATGCGCAAGTTCGGCGACAAATTCGGCCGTATCGCCCTGTGGGTCATGCACTCCAGCGCCTACTTCGACATTGTCGACGAGGCGATCACCAACAAGATCTACGAAGAAGCAGGTGTCGTCATCTATGGCGGTCTGCCGGGCACTCTTGGCAAGCCGGTGCTGGTAACCGACACCGCCCCGGCCGACGTGATTTTCGGTCTGCTGCCGAACGCGGTGGTGATCACTGAATCCCAGGCCCCCGGCTTCCGCTCCTACACGGTCGACGACGAAGAAAACCTCGGTATCGGCTACCGCGCCGAAGGCACTGTGAACATCGACGTGCTGGGCTACAGCTGGAAGGACGCTACCGGCGGCTCGAACCCGACGCTGGCTGCGGTCGGCTCGGCTGCCAACTGGGTCAAGCATGCTGACAGTAACAAGGTCACTGCGGGCGTGATGATCACCCTGACCACTACGCCACCAGCTGGCGGCTGATACTGGCCCTGACAGCGGTCAGCGATGGCCGCTACGGAGACTTTTATGGAACTGGTTTATTCCACTCAGAATTCGGATTTCGATCCGGAAAAACGGTACCGCAATCCGGCTCACTTTGATCGGCCAGAGTCTGGCGTAACCCATGCGGTCGTGATCGGCGACTGGCCGAAGGTGGTCGATGCCTATGAGTCACTGGGCGTCGAGGTTTCAGTATTACAGCCTTTGATCAGCCAGCCGGCTGCTTCGGGTAATGCTGACGCCATTGTCGGTCTGGAACAGGACAACGCCGCGCTGCGCGCTGAGCGCGACGGCCTGCTGCGACTGATCGACGCCGCCGAGGGGCAATCGGAATTAGAACACCCGGGCGCCGGCGAACTGCCGATCCGTTTGTTTCACGCGCTGAAGTCCATCCACGAAGGATTTGTCACCCTCACGGGCGAACGTGACAGCCTGGCGCGCGAGACTCAATCGCTACGTGCTGAAGTCGAACAGCTCAAGGCGGCAGCTGGGCCGGGCGATAGCGCCGAGAAGATCGTAAGTCTCAAAGCGCAACTCGACGCCGCCAAAGTGCCGTACCGGGCGAATGCTTCGGTTGAGTCGCTGGAAAGGGCGGTTGCTGAGCTTCCGAAGGCGTAATAACTCGGGCGACCTGTCACTGGGCGCCCGATACCAACCCACAAAGCGAGCTGATTCATGACTCTGATCATCGAGGACGGTACCGGCAAGCCTGACGCCGAAAGCTATGCATCTGCCGAAGACCTGACTATGTACGCCGTGAAGTTCGGCGTGGTCATCCCGGCGGAAGTGCCAGCACAGGAAGCGCTGCTGCGTCGTGCCGCACTGGCGATGGATGGCATGACGTGGAAAGGGCGGAAGACCAACAGCGAGCAGGCCCTGTCCTGGCCGCGCCGGGGCGTAGAGCTGGATCGCGAGATCAAGCCTGACAACTACCTGCCGGCGCGGATCCAGTACGGGCAGATGGCGCTGGCAGCCGAGATCCACACTGATGACGTCGACCCGATTGACCAACGTCAAGGCGCAGTAATCCGCGAGCGAGTTGAAGGCGCAGTCGATGTCGAATACGCCCCAATCAGCAACACCAGCGGTAGGCTTTTGCCGGCCGCACCAGATCGACCCAGCCGAACCCAATTCGCCGACTATCTGGCCAAGCGAGGCCTATTTGCTGTGAGGGCCTGACAATGAGCGCGTTCTACGACCGCACGGCTGCGACTGCTCTGCGGTTGATAACGCAGTTCGGCCAGCCGGTGACCATCCGCGCAACAACTGTCGGCGAGTACGACCCGGAAGCCGGTTCGGCACCGCCTGACAGCACCAAAGAGCAGACCGCCCAAGGCATCCTGCTCGACTTCACCGGTCAGGAATTTCAGAACAATAGCCTCATCAAGCAGGGCGACAAGAAGCTGAAGGTCGCCGCGCAGGGGCTGGAGTGGGTGCCGGACCTGCTGAACAAAGTGATCATTCAGGGCCGCACCTGGTCCATCGTGCCACCGTTGAAAGAGGTGAATCCGGCCGGCACTCCGATCCTGTATGAATTACAGGTGCGGTCATGAGCAGAGCGGGCGCTGGCCAATCTGGCAGTTTTGCCCTGAGCTTGGCTGAGTTTACAGCCCAGACCAGTGAAGCCATCGACGCGAGCGTGCGCGAGATCATCATCGAGCTGGGTAGCAGCCTGATCCGCATGTCCCCCGTTGGTAACCCCGAGATCTGGGCGGCGAACGTCGTCGCGACGCAGTACAACCAGGCCGTCGACGAACACAACGCTGCGCTGCGCAATGACCCGGCTAACCTCACCAAGGGCGGCCGGCTCAAGAGGGGTCGCAAGCTCAACGACGGAATGGACGTCAAGGCGCCTGAAGGCTACGTCGGTGGCCGTTTTCGCGCGAACTGGCACCTGTCGATAGGTGTTGTAGAGAACGTCACGTTCGACGAGGTGGACCCGAGCGGAACCGAGACTATCGCGGCCTTGGTTGCTGCGATCAGCGACTTCACCGCTGGCCAGATGGTCTACCTCATCAACAACTTGCCCTATGCGATCCCGCTGGAGTTCGGACACTCGACCCAGGCCCCGAGCGGCATGGTCCGGGTCACCGTGGCTCGCTTCCAGCAAATCGTGCAGGAGGCCATCAGGAACAATCAGGTATGAGTCACAACATCATCGCCTCGATCTACGAGGCCAAGCTGATCTCCTGGGCGAAGGCGCTGCCGACACCGCTGAAGGTGGTGGTTGAAAATGAGCCCTACGACCCGGGCGACAATGACACGTACCTCAAGGCGTTCACACTTCCAGGAGATACCGCGAGTAACACCCTCGGCGGTGACCATCGTCTGTACACCGGCGTGTTTCAGGTGAGCATCGTGACGCCGTCAGGGAAGTATCGAGGCCCCGCTGGGGCCATTGCCGATCAGATCGCTGCACTGTTCCCCGTGAATGAGCGAAACACAAAGGGGGCTCTGACTGTGGTGACAATGACACCGGTTGAGCAGGGCCCCGGCATTACCGGCGACTCAAACTACACCGTACCGGTCTCGTTCACTTATCGGGCCGACACCAACTAATCCGCCCATTGGGCAAACCCAGAACCCGCCGTTGAGCGGGTTTTGTCATTTCTGAAAAGGGGAATCACCTATGGGCTACAAAATTCCGAACGGCGGCACTTTCCAGCACGCTGCAACCTATGCCGCAGCATTGGCGTTCGCTTCCATCACCAACGCCGCTGAAGCCGTGGCCACGGTCGTGGGCGGTACTCTCGTCGCCGGCGACATCGTTCTGCTGACCTCTGGTTGGAGCAAGCTGGACAGCAAGGTAGTGCGCGTGAAAACGGCGACCGCCACGGCAATTACGCTCGAAGGCATCGACACCACCGATACCCAGATCTTTCCGGCCGGTGGCGGCGCGGGAACCATGCGCAAGATTCTGACCTGGGTGCAGATCCCGCAAATCTCCGACGTTGCCTTCTCCGGCGGCGAACAGAATTACCTCGATGTGGTTTTCCTCGAGGATGACCAAGGTAAACAGATTCCCACCGACAAATCGGCGGCCAGCATGGTGCTGACCTTGGCCGACGACCCGGCGCAGGACTTCAACAAGGTTCTGATGAAGGCCGACGCAGGCAAGCAGGTAGAGGCTGCGCGTCTGAATCTGCCAGGCAATGACACCTTGCTGTACGGCGCCTACACCTCGTTCTCCAAGCAGCCGGCGGTTTCCCGGAATAACCTCCTTACTCGCACCGTGAACCTTGCGCTGCAGGCAGAGCCGACCCGTTACCTGACTGCGGTGGTGTAACCCATGGCAAAAATCCGAATCGCCCAGAACCCGACGTTCAAGGCAATGGTGCTGATCCCGATCGTTGGGGGTGAACCCGAACAGATTGAGTTCACGTTCAAGTACCGCGACCGGTTGGAACTGGCCGCTCTTTTTGATGAGTGGAACCAAAATCGCAAGGAAGCGCTGGCCGCGCTCGGGGATCAACCATCGCTCTCTGAGGTGGTTGCCGCTGATGCTGCCCAGCAGGTGCAGCAAATCAAGGATCTGGTGGCCGGCTGGGCGTTCGACGACAAGTTCGATGAGAAGAGCATCACCGCGCTGGTGAAGTCGTGCCAAGGCGCAACCGAGGCGGTAGTCGAGGCCTATCAAGGCGCCTACAACCAGGCTCGACTGGGAAACTGACGGACGCCGCACGCGCACTATACGCGCCTGCGGCGCCGGCCGAGTTGATGAGTATGTTCGGGCTTGCGCCTGGTGATCTGGAAGAGGAAACGGAGGTCTGGCCCTGCAACTGGCCGGCCTTCCTGTTGTTCAACCGAATGTCCACGCAGTGGCGGGTCGGCTCCGGTGGCGCCATCGGCCTAGATTACAACTGCATTCGCGACGTTGCCGGCTTCCTCGGCATCAAGAAAAAGAAACTCGCTGAAATCTTTCCTGACCTGCAGGTGCTGGAAGGCGAAGCCCTGCGCGTCATGGCGGAGGAAAGGGAAAACAGCCCGTAAGCACGGGCACTTATTCAAGGTGAGTCGATGAACATTTCCGAACTCGGCATCAAGATCGACTCGGCCGATGCAATCGAGGCAAGAACCAGCCTGGATGATATGGCGAAGGCCGGCGGCCGGGCCGAGCAGTCCGCCGTTTCGCTGATGAACGAAATGCAGGCGCTGGAGAAGTCGCTTTCAACCAGTGCCAAGACCACGCAGGATCTCGCGAAACAGCGCGATGCGCTCGCGAAACTGACCAAAACCGGAGCCTATGGCGAGGCCGAAGCCGCGAAGGTCTCTGCACAGCTCGACAAGCAGCAGGTCGCTCTCGCCAAGTCGGCCATGGATGAGCAGAAGGCGCTCAATAGCCTGCTGGGCGCCATTGACCCGGCCCGCGCCGCGCTGGCGAAACTGGATACTCAGGTCGAGCAACTGGGCAAACACCTGGATGAGGGGCGAATCAGTCAGGAAGACTACAACTCTGCCCTGAGCAAGATCGACAAGGACTACGACAAGCTCAACAAAACCACTACCGGTTTCGACAAGCTGCGCCTCGGCACCCGTCAGGCACAGGAAAACGTCGTACAGCTGGGAAATGCGCTGTCGTCTGGCGACTGGGGCAGTGGTGTTCGTGCGGTTGCTCAGTTGGGGGCCGGAGCCGGTGAGGGCGCTGCCGGTCTGCTGGCCATTCTCGGCCCGCTGGCGCTGGCCACTGCTGCTGTTGGCGGTCTTGCCTATGCCTTCTACAAAGGCAGCGAGGAACAGGACAGCTACAACAAGTCGCTGATCCTGACCGGCAACTACGCTGGTGTGAGTGCTGGGCAATTGGGCGATATGGCGCGGCAGGTTAGCGCTACGGTCGGCACCACCGGACAAGCGGCCGAGGTTTTGGCGCTGCTGGCGAGTAACGGGAAAATTGCCGGTGAAAGCTTCACTGGCATCACCCAGGCTGCCGTGTCGATGCAGGAAGCTACTGGCAAGGCCGTCAGCGAGACGGTGGCTGAGTTCGCCAAGCTTGCCGAGGACCCAGTCAAGGCGTCCGCCACACTGAACGAGCAGTACCACTACCTGACTGCGTCGGTTTACTCGCAAATCGCCGCACTGGAGAAGCAGGGCGACCATGCTGGCGCCGTGAAACTTGCGACCGAGCAGTACGCCGATGCGATCAATCAACGTACGCCGAAGATCCTTGAGAACTTGAGTTTCTGGGAAAAGGGTTACAACGCCGTAGCCCGCGCCGCTGATGGACTGAAGAACATCGGCCGTCGCGACATCAATGCAGAGATCGAGACCGCACAGAACGATATCCGTGAAGCTGAATCCATGGACGGCTTGTTTCAAAGCCAAAAGTCGAAGGATGCCCTCATCGAGTTCCGGCGCAACCGCCTGAACATGCTTGAGGATCAAAAGGCTGCGGAAGCCGATATTGCCAAATGGGAAGGCGAACAGACGAAGGCTCAGCAGGATGCCGTTACCGCCATGGGAAAGGTCGACGCCCTTACCAAATCTGCGTGGACGAACGAGCAAAAGCGCACCGAAGCGATCAAGGAGTACAAGCGACAGCTCGAGGACATCCGCAAGGTCGCACCCAACGACCCGCGCCTGAATCAGGCAGCGATCGACAAGAACCTGGCGAACATCAACGACCAGTTCAAGGATGCCAAGGCGGCTGGCACTCAGGTCGATCTGACCGGTTTCAACAACGCCAAAAATAATCTGGCGGCCATCAGCGAGGAGTACAAAAACGCCCAGAAGGAACTGGACGCGGCGCAGAAGGCCGGGCTCATTTCTCAGGCTGACTATGCCCTGAAACGCGAAGCGCTGATCGGCAACGAGCGCGACGAGGTTACCGCAGCCTACGAGGCTGAAATCTCAGCGCTGGAAGCCGCCAAGGCGAAGAAAACCACTTCTGCTGCGCAAAGCATTCAGCTCGACCAGAAGATCGCCGATGCGCGAGCAGGGATGGTCAAGGCGCAAAAGGAGGCTGACAGCCAGCTTGAAGTTCTGGCCACGAACGAGACCGGCCGCCTTGCTCGACAAGAGCGATCGATCACGACCTACGTTCAGGCCTTGGCCCAGCAGCAGCGGGCTTTGGAGTTGGCGGGACAGCGCGCCGTTCTCGGCGTCGGCCAGGGCGATCGTCAGAACGCGCTCAACAACGAGCTGAACAGCCAGCAAGACCGGTTCGCTCAGCAGGCGCTTGAGCTCGCCAATCAGAAGTCCGATCCGTCGCGGAATATGTCGGAGGAGGAGTTCACCCGTAAGTCGCAGGCGCTCGCCGACGCGAACAAGGCGGCCACCGACCAGATCCGGCAGAACTACGCGGATGTGGAGGCGGCGCAGGGTGATTGGACAAAGGGAGCAACCTCGGCCTGGGCCAATTATCTGGATTCAGCCAGCAACATTGCCGGGCAGACGAAAACCTTGTTCGGCAACGCCTTCAGCTCGATGGAAGACGCGATCGTCAACTTCGCCATGACCGGGAAGCTGTCGTTTGCTGACTTCACCAAGTCGATTCTGGCGGACATGGCGCGGATCGCGACTCGGCAAGCCAGCTCGGCGTTGCTGAGCAGCCTGGTCGGTGCCGCAACCAGCTACTTCACTGGCGGTGGTGGCGGTAATGGGCTGGCGGCCGGGTCCGCTGGCGCAACGTCGTCGAATCTCGGCGCGTCTTCGGCCGGCTACTCCGGTAGCTACTTTCCTCAGGCCCTGGGTGGCGCATGGTCATCCGGCGTTCAGATGTTCGCCAACGGGGGCGCCTTCACCAACAGCATCGTCAGCACGCCGACCGCCTTCGGGATGGCCGGCGGCCAGTCTGGCGTTATGGGTGAGGCTGGGCCGGAGGCAATCATGCCTCTGACCAGGACCTCCAGCGGCAAGTTGGGCGTCATCGCGGCTGGCGGCGGATCCGGTACTGCAATCAGCATCAGCGCACCGGTGACGGTGGTGACCGAGGATCGCAGCAACGAAGGCATGCAGATCGACCAGCAGGCCCTGTCGAGAAATCTCCAAACACAAATGCGAGCCGTGGCAGAGAGAGCCGTTGCCGATTCTTGGCAGCCTGGCGGCACAAGTTTCCGAAAAGCAAATGGGAGGGGCTGATGGCCATCGAGAAATTCACCTGGCCAACCGAGCGCGGGGAAACGCCTGATATCAACTATCGGGTGCGCACCTCGAAGTTCGGCAATGGCTACGCGCAGAACGTCGGCGACGGCCCGAACAACAAGGAAGACTCCTACCCGATCACCTACGCCGGCCAGAAGGCCAAGGTGCTGGAGATTATGGCGTTCCTCGACCGGCACGCCGGTGCGAAAGCGTTTCTCTGGACAACACCGCTCGGGGAGCTCGGCCTGTTCACCTGCAAAAATCCCGCTCCCACACCAATGGGCGGCGGCGTCTTCAAACTCACCGCCACGTTTGAGCGGGCATTCCAACCATAAGGGGCAATCATGCCGCTGATCAGTGACATCCAGGTGCTTGAGCCTGGCAGCGAAGTGCTGCTCTTTGAATTGGACGGCACGGACTACGGTGCGGATGTTTTGCGCTTCCACGGGCACGCGATCCCGCACACGGCGGCCGAGTTGATCGCCGCCGGCGACGACGCGGACCAACTGCCTGCGAAGGCGATCTACTGGCAGGACAACGAGTACAGCGCCTGGCCGATGCAGATCGAAGGCATCGAGGCGAATGGCGACGGCACGGCAGTGCGGCCCACGCTGTCGGTCGGCAACGTCAATGGGCGCATCACGGCGCTGTGCCTCGCGTTTGAGGACCTGCTCGAGTTCAAGCTGACCATGCGTCACACGCTCGGCACCTACCTGGACGCCGCAAACTTCCCGGCTGGCAATCCAACGGCAGACCCAACCCAAGAAACGATCGAGGTCTGGTACATCGACCAGAAAACCAACGAGGACGGGGAGAACGTCAGTTGGGAGTTGGCCAGCCCGGGCGACGTCGGTAACGAGTCCATCGGCCGGCAGGCCACGACCCTGTGCCACTGGTGCCTTACCGGCGGCTACCGAGGACCAAACTGCGGCTACACCGGTCCGTACGTGACCAAGGATGGCGTCGTCACCGATAACCCGGAACTGGACGAATGCGACGCCACCCTCGGCAAAGGTTGCATCCCTCGTTTCGGCGAAGGTAACCCGCTGCCGTTCGGCGGCTTCCCGGCTGTTTCGCTGATCGCACGGAGCTGACATGCGCAAACACATTCTCAACGCGATTCAGGCGCACGCGGAGGCCGAGTACCCGAAAGAGTGCTGCGGCCTGCTGCTGGCGGTGGGGCGCAAACAACAGTATTACCCGTGCCGCAACGTTTCCACTGAGCCGAACGAGGAATTTCGAATCGACCCGGAGGAATACGCGGCGGCGGAGGATGTTGGCGAGGTAATTGGGGTGGTGCACTCGCATCCGGACGCCACCAGCCGCCCGTCACCGCGCGACCTGGCCATGTGCGAGGCGACCGCGCTGCCCTGGCACATCTTGAGCTGGCCCGAGGGCGATCTGCGTATCGTCATGCCTACCGGCGATGTGCCGCTGCTCAAGCGGCCATTCGTGCACGGCGCCTGGGACTGCTGGCAGGTCTGCGCCGATTGGTACAAGCGCGAGTGGGGGGTGAAGTTCGAAGCCTTCAAACGCGCCGACGGCTGGTGGGAGAGCAAGGACAACACCAGCCTTTACGAAGCGAACTATGAAGCCGCCGGCTTCTACCGGGTCGACCAGCCGCAGCGCGGCGACATGGTCGTGATGGAAGTGGGGCGCACGGTTTACCCGAACCACGCGGGAATCTTCCTCGGCGCCGATCCGGTACTGCCTGGGGAGGATGCCGCGACGCTCGGCCCCGGCCCGTTCCTGCTGCACCACCTGTACGGCAGGCCGTCCGAGGTCATTGTCTTCGGTGGCCCCTGGCTCGAACGCATGCGATTGATTCTGAGGTTGAAAAGGTCGCATAAATCAATGAGTTAAGTTTTTTTGAGAAAGTTTGAATGCGTGATATTACTCTGGTGAATTTAGAGCTAATATAGTTTTTTTTACCTCCCGAGAGCGCTATGGCTGGTGCACCAAAAACAAATGCCGCCGATATTATAGATAGAATCAATGCTATTGGACGGGATGTTGCTGAGAAAGATGAACTTAATATTTTTGCGTGGAACGGAATTGTTAGGGATCTAAAAAAGCTCGAAAGTGTACCCGGCTTGGGCGAGACAGCATTGTTGCACCAAGCTGTAATGTGGGGTATGAAACTTGATCGGAGCAAGGTTAAATCTTTGTTCGCTGAAAGCGCCGCCAGATTTGGCAAGACTCAAAGTTGGTATATTATTAGGTCGAATTATGCCACTTTGTTCGGTGATGCATCGATGGTTGTGGATCTGATTGATTTTGGTATCGGTAATCGTGGCGCGAGTTTTGTTGTGAAAGCTATTGATGTTCTCGTTTCGTCAGGCTTTTATATGGCGGCTTGGGGCTTTCTGTTAGATTTGCGTAAGCTTGATGCTAAATCTGCGGAATTAATTGATGCTCGTTACCCTTTTCTAGGATTTGCTTCGGATTATATTTCTAGAAGCGGATTGAGTGACTTAGAAGTATCTCGGCGTGTGTTGTTGTCTGCAAAGGTTGTTGTGGATGCTGGGTTCAGGCTCCGGAAGTTTTCTATTTCTGCAGGGAGTTACGGGGTTTCTGTAGAACTCTCAGTTGCCGCAGACCTTGATCGTCTGGTAGACCTGAATTTCGCCATTTCAGATGCAATAGCAAGTTCATTTGAGAGTTTGATATCTGAGTATGTTACAACAGGAGTTGTACCTTGGGAGGCGGGGGGCGATTATGCCAGTTAATCATGCGGATTTTTATGACTCGGCAATCACTTTTGTAGAGGGTGAAGCGAGTAAGGATTCCGAAATTTGTTACCGCAATTCGGGCAGTAGAGCATATTATGCCTTGTATCATAGGGCAAAGGCCTATCTCGAACTTAAAGGTGAAAAAATTCTCAAGGTTGAATCTTCTGGTAGTCACGAAGCTTTGGTGTCTACCTTTGCGCGGCGCGGTTTTAAGTCAAAAAGTTTTGCAGAAAGTCTAGCCCGTCTGAAGCGCTTTAGGCATGAGTGTGATTATAATCTTGGGGTGACAATAACTCGTCCAAGATTGGATCTTTATTTGGCTGAAACGGGGCGTTTGATTGATATGGTCGATCGTTTAGAATGATGTTGGAACCCTAAGGCTGGAGCGAAGGCTCTGATTAGTTACTGGCTGCTAGTCGCCACAGTAAATATAGGAATTACTTGATGAGGTTTTTCTTTGGAGTGCCGGCGGTGGCGCTGTTGGCGGGTTGCGCATCTTCAGCTATTCCGGTTAGCCTGGCTGATCCGGTACCGCGTGATGAGCTGTACGAGTTTCAAACCAAACCGGCAGGCGAAAGCGGAAAGGTAACGGTCGTCCGGGACTCGGGAATGGTTGGATCTGGTTGTGACATCGTCGTGTATGTCGATGGCCGGAAGGCCGCGAAAGTCGGCACCGGTCAGCGCGCTTCCTTTTACCTGCCGCCAGGTAATCCAAGCATTGGAGCAGGCCTCGCTGGCTCCGGGCTGTGTGGCGGTGCAGCTATTCGTACGATCTCTGCCAATGTGCAAAGCGGCAAAGAAAGCCTCTACCGAATCAGTGGAGATATGAGCGGCTTCTTTCTCGGACCGTACGTTGATTATCAGTAAATGAATTCGCAATCAGCCGCCTTCGGGCGGTTTTTTTATGTCTGGAGAAACTCATGCAATCGAATGTTGCTCATTATCAGCCGATGACTACGATCAAACTGTCCGGTTCTCTTGCGGCCAAATTTGGCAGAGTTCATCGTCGAGTATTGGATTCTGGCCAAGCTTGGGAAGCGTTCCGAGCATTAAAGGCGACGCTTGAGGGATTCAAGGAGGAGATTCAGCGCCTTGATCGGCTGGGCATGCGATTTGCCGTGTTTCGCAATCGAAAGAACGTTGGCGAAGCGGAATTTGGCTTAGGTGGCGCAACCGACATTCGTATCGTGCCGGTCATCCACGGAAGCAAGAAGGCTGGGTTGATTCAAACCATTGTCGGTGCTGTTCTGATCGTTGCCGGTACGTTTCTTTCGACTACTCCCTTCGGTGCACCACTGATTGGCGCCGGTATCGGCCTTGTCGCCGGCGGCGTAATCCAGATGCTCAGCCCCCAAGCCTCAGGCCTGAAGCAAAGCGCCTCCCCCGAGAACGCCCCGTCCTACGCCTTCGGCAGCGCCAAGAACACCACGGCCAGCGGCAACCCGGTACCGATCTGCATCGGTGAACGCCGGTGGGGCGGGATGATCATCTCGGCCTCGATCTTGGCCGAAGACAAAGTGTGATCCATTGACAAGTTGACCCATTGTCGGTACTTTTCAGGCAGTGTGGACATTTTAGTAAGTAGGGCGCCTAAAGGCGCTTTTTTTGTGCCTGCTGAAAAGCGCTCGGTGGGGGCTTTGACAAAAAGTAGGGAAAAATGGCACCATTTCGCCATGATGTGACAGAAGTATCTAAAGCGCCTTGAGCGCTTTTTTTGTGTCCGAAATACGCGCCCCCGAAGTTGTTCGGACCTGTCGCCGCCCGACTCACACAAACCTTATACGTTCCAGAAATACAATTATTGGCGTTTGAGATCGAAAATTCTCACCAGCGTCGAGACAGAAAATAGTCGGGAAACCGACACCCTGAACCGGAAATGATCGACAGGTCATCCGGGCAGTAAATAAGCCTCGGAAGCGCTTCTGCGCACCGGGGCTTTTTTGTGCCCAAGAATCCCTAAGGGGATACCCGTGCAGGCTAGGTTCGCTACCGAAAAGGGTCGGTTTCGCTCCGCCTACGCCCCTGCCTGCACAACTTCCCAGGCGGAAAGAGCTCACCATGAACAACGTCATCCCATTTCACTACGAAGGTCAGGCTGTCCGCTTTAATAGCGAGGGCTGGATTAATGCCACTGATGTGGCGAAGCGATACGGTAAAAAGCCCGTTAAATGGCTCGAACTCACCAGTACGAAAAACTACATGGCGGCACTGTCGCGACACCTTGGTTTTGATGTCCGTAATTCGGACTTCAAATTGGTGGAGACATCTAGGGTCAGAGGGATGGCGGGTACTTGGTTGCACCCCAAACTTGCCGTCGCTTTCGCTCGTTGGTTGAACGATGACTTTGCGGTGTGGTGCGACCTGCATATCGATGCATTGTTACGAGGCGAGCTGAATGAAAAACAGCAGTTTGATCGAGCGTGCAAAAGGCTGGGTGAAGCGCAAGCCGTTGCAAGCCTTAGCGGAAAGGAGCTCGCCAAATTTCGGTGGAAGAAGCCTGGACTTGTTCATGATGTTGAGTATTGGCGTGATCAGCTGCAGCTCACTTTAGGGCTCGACGCTGCATAGCGCACCAGCAACAACCAGATGCCCGCCATTGAGCGGGCTTTTTTTCGCCTGGAGGAAAGCATGGGCGCAGCGGAACAGATCGAGATCTACGGAGAAAAGGGCGGCAGCAGCAAGCCGAAGTCGCCGGTCGAAGCCAGCGACAGCCTGCGCTCGACCAACCTGGCAAAGCTGCTGATCGCCGTTGGCGAGGGTGAGTTCGACGCCGTACCGACTGAATACGACATCTACCTGGACAACACGCCGATCCGCGATGCCAGCGGCAACTACAACTTCCCGGGCGTGAAGTGGGACTGGCGCCCGGGCTCGGTGAACCAGACCTATATTCCGGGTATCCCAGCGGTGGAGAACGAGACGTCGCTGAACGTCGAACTGCGCAGTGATGCGCCGTGGGTTCGCTCAATCACCAATACACAACTGTCGGCCGTGCGCATGCGCCTCGCTTGGCCTGCTCTGCAACGAGCAGACGACCAGGGCAATGTCGGTGGCTACCGCATCGATTACGCCATTGATGTGGCTACCGATGGCGGCGCCTATCAGCAGGTGCTGGTGGATGCCGTCGACGGCAAGACCACGACCCGCTATGAGCGCTCGCGTCGTATTGATCTGCCGGACGCCACCACCGGCTGGCAGATCCGCGTGCGCCGCCTGACGCCGAACCAGAACAGCAACAAGATCGCCGACACCATGCTGATCGCCGGTTACACCGAAGTGATCGACGCGAAGCTGCGTTACCCGAACACCGCGCTGCTCTACGTCGAGTTCGACGCCGAGCAGTTCACCAACATTCCGGCCGTGACCGTGAAGTGCAAGGCCCGGCGCTGGATGGTGCCGAGCAACTACGACCCGATCCTGCGTACCTATACCGGGACGTGGGATGGTTCGATGAAGTCGGCTTGGACCAACAACCCGGCGTGGATCACCTACGGCATCTGCACGAACGAAATGTTCGGCCTTGGCAAGCGCATCAAGCCGTTCATGGTCGACAAGTGGGAGCTGTACCGGATCGCCCAGTATTGCGACCAGCTGGTGCCGAACGGGCTGGGCGGTCAGGAGCCGCGCTTCCTCTGCGACATGAACCTGCAGGGTAAGGCCGATGCCTGGTCGCTCCTTCGGGATATCTCGGCCATTTATCGGGGCATGACGTATTGGGCTCAGGGGCAGTTGGTGATGCAAGCTGACATGCCACGCGCGCAGGACTTCGACTATGTCTTCACCTGGGCCAACGTCATCGACGGGAAGTTCTCGTACGGCAGCGCCTCTGCGAAGACCCGGTACACCCGGGCCCTGGTCAGCTACGACAACCCGGCCAATAACTACGACACCGACGTCATCCCATTCGCTGACCTAGATCTCCAGCGCCGTTACGGCGACCGGCCGACCGAGCTGAGCGCCATTGGCTGCACCCGGGCATCTGAGGCCCAGCGCCGTGGTAAGTGGGCGATCCTCAGCAACAACCAGGACCGCACTGTTTCGTTCAAGACCGGCATGGAGGGCGTTATCCCGCTGCCCGGACACATCATTCCAGTGGCGGACTCGTTGCTGGCAGGCCGTGAAGTTGGCGGCAGGATCTCGGCGGTGGCGGGGCGCGTCATCACGCTTGATCGGGATACCCAGGCCAAGGCCGGTGATCGATTGATCATCAACCTGCCCGGCGGGCGTGCTGAAGGCCGCACGGTGCAGAGCGTCAACGGACGCGCCGTGACCGTCACGACCAACTACAGCGAGCCGCCGGTAGCGCAACTGCAATGGGCGCTCGACGCGGATGATCTGGCGATCCCGCTATACCGGGTGCTTCGCACAAAGCGCACGACCGAAGGCGACTTCGAAATTAGCGCGTTGCAGTTTGAGCCAAGCAAGTTCGCACACATCGACACCGGCGCCCGTCTGGAAGAACGGCCGATCAGCGTGATTCCGATCACTGTGGTGCCGCCGCCGGCCAGCGTTACGGTCGTGTCCACATCGTCGGTGATGCAAGGGCTGGCTGTGGCCACAATGACCATCAGCTGGCCCGCCGTGGATGGCGCGGTCGGCTACGACGTGGAGTGGCGCAAGGACAGTGGCAACTGGATCAAGCTGCAGCGCACCGGTATGACCAACGTGGACGTGGTCGGGATCTACGCCGGTGCCTACGTGGCCCGCGTTCGCGCGGTGAGTGCATATGACATCACGTCGATCTGGCGCAACTCGATCCTGACCAATCTCAGCGGTAAGCAGGGTCTGCCGCCGGCGCTGAGTTATCTGACGGCCACTCCGCTGCTGTTCGGCATCTACCTGAAGTGGGGATTCCCGGCCGGCGCCGAGGACAGCCAACGAACGGAGATATGGTATGGCCCGACCACGGAGCTGGACGCCGCTACCAAGTTGACTGACCTCGCGTACCCGCAGAGTGATTTCTCGATGCTCGGTCTGCGCGCCGGCGTGACGTTCTATTTCTGGGGGCGGATCGTCGACAAGATCGGCAACATCGGGCCGTGGTATCCGATCGGCATCGGTGTGCAGGGGCAGTCGAGCGCCGACGCTGCGGCGATTCTGGAAATGATTGCTGGCGAGATCGGCCGGACCGAGCTGGGGCAGGACATCCTCGACGAAATCAACAAGATCCCGGGTTTGCAGGCTCAGATCGATGCGCTGGACGGCCTGAAGGGGTACGACCCGGAGGCGACCTACGAAGAATACGACCTGGTGGTGCAGGGCAAGCGGATCTACCAGGCCACCGGCCCCGTGCCTATCGACACTCCGCCGCCGAATCCTGCGTATTGGCTAGATGTGGGCCAGACCGTGGAAACGGCAAATGGCCTGGCTCAGCAGGTGGCGACCAACACCGCCGAGATTACCGAACTTGACGGCGTAGTCACGGCTCAGGCCACAGCCTTCCAAGCGTTGCGAGCTTCTTTCCGTGATGACGACGGGGAGGGTGAGCTGGCGGACGCGTTGAAAGGTTGGTCCAGCACCGCTGCAATCGCTACAGAAGAGAAGGTAAGGGCGTCGGAGAACCTTGCCAGCGCCCAGAAGATCATCACCCTCGACGCCAAGGTTGGCGAGAACGAGGCCAACGTTACCGATCTTCGGCAGGTTGTTGCCACGGACAGGGAAGCCACGGCGCAGGCGATCACCCAGGTGAACGTGAAGGTCGGCGAGAACACCGCCGCCATTCAGGAAACCTCGACGGCCTTTGCTGACACCAACGGCAAGTTGACGACCATGTGGTCGGTGAAAATGCAGGTAACGGCGAATGGGCAGTACGTCGCCGCCGGCATTGGACTTGGCATTGAAAACACCGGCGCCGGTTTGCAAAGCCAGTTCCTGGTTGCGGCTGACCGGTTCGCGATCGTGAACACCATTGCCGGTGGAGCGATCTCCGTGCCGTTTGCAGTGCAGGGTGGGCAGGTGTTCATGAACTCCGCGTTCATCGCAGACGGCACGATTACCAACGCCAAGATCGGCAGCTATATCAGTTCGACCAACTACATCGCCGGCCAACAAGGCTGGATTCTCAATAAAGACGGAACGCTTGAGATCAACGGCATCGTGCCTGGCCAGGGCCGGCTGGTGATTAACTCGCTGAACGTCTCGGTTTACGACGCCAACAACGTGTTGCGCGTTCGCCTGGGTTATTTGGGGTGATCAATGGCTTTATTTGGGCTTCGTGTCTTTGACGAGAATGGATTTCTCGCCATGGACACCAACAGTTTCACGTACCAGGTGTTGTGGCAGGGCGTGATCGATTTCAGTGGTGCCACGCCCAGCTACACGCTGAACATTCCGGGCTTCGACCCGGCCAACTGCGTGTTCATGATCATCCCGACAAGAGCACAGGACGTTCAGTCGTCCGAGTTGGACGGTAGCGGCAACGCAAAATCATATCCATTTGTCACCACAGCCGTAGGCCAGGTGGTGGTGCGTCCGAAAAACCCCTCATCCAGCGCTTCGACTCTCCAGACAAGGATCGTCGCGAAAGGTTATGCCATAAGGTACGGAACATGAGTTACGGCTTTCAGAGCATCAACGACAATTCATTTGTCCAGATCGATGCGGAGGCGCCGAGGCTTTGCGTGCTGACGAAAGGGTCGTACTCGGGCAGCACTGTTGCTACCGGTACGTTCGCCCGGGTAGTGACGAGCGCCGATCCGCCGATGGTGTTCATCCGCCCAAACCAGACCGGAACGATTCAGGTTCCGATCTCCGTTTGGTTCACCGGTGGCCCAGGGAACTGGACCGGATTTTCCATGAGGGCCTCCGTGGTGGATGCCAACCTGAGCGGCCTGTATTTCGTCGCAGCGTGGGCCTCGATGGGCACCGCTGCATATGGGATGCGTCTGTGGGATGGGGCTGGCGCACTGGTTTACGACAGCGGCGCGCCGGCGGTCGTTGTTACCTTCGCGGCGGGAAACTGGACGTACATCGGTGATGAAGTTCTCTCAGTTGGTCGCCGCTACATCTGGGCGATTTCCAAGGTATTGGGGGCGGGGGAGTACATCTCGTTGAACCCTTTCGCCATGAACTGCCATAACAACGCCACCGGTGGCGGCTGCGCCATCGGCGTGGATTACGCCGGAGGGCGAATCATGATTTACAGCCTGGCGACCACCGCCTGGACTGATCAGGGCCATCGCCCATTTCTCTGCGCCAAATTGCTGGCCTGACTCTAAATCTTCTGGAGAGACTCAATGCCCTGGTACAAAGCCGGGACGGTTTCTGTCGTCCAAAATTCCAATGCGGTGATCGGTACTGGCACTGCGTTTATTGCAAATTCTCGTGTCGGTGACGCGTTCCGGGGGCCTGACGGCGGCTGGTACGAAGTAACCAACATCGCCAGCGACACCGCGCTGTCGATATCTCCCAATTATCAGGGAGCAACCAACTCCGTTGGGGCTTACGCGCTGGCGCCCATGCAAGGCTACGTGAAGGACTCGGCCGATGCGCTTCGGGCGCTAGTCAACCAATTCGGCGGGGTGCTCGCCGTGCTTGGCAATACGCCGACGACCGCCGGTGTTCGAAGTGCGCTCAATCTGACCAATACGGACGGCTTGCCAGAGGGACCGACGAACAAATACATGTCCGCTTCCGGGGTGCGAGGCATCACCCTGAATGGATTAGATGTTGTAACGCAGGGTGCGGTCGCTTCGACCGACACCATTCTGTCGGCGTTCGGAAAACTCCAGACCACGAAGGCGGCCAAGGGCGTCAACGCGGACATCACACAGATCACGGGTCTGACGACCGCGCTCAGCATCGCCCAAGGCGGTACCGGCGCGACGACCCCGTCACTGGCTCGCGCTGCGCTTGGTCTGACGATCCTCGGAACTGTCAGCCAGTCCGGCGGAGTGCCCACGGGCGCGCTGATGGAATATGGCTTTAACGCCAACGGAGAGTACTGGAAGTTCGCAAGCGGTCTGATGCTGTGTGCTTACAGCGTCACTTTCAGCGCCACAATCAACTCTCCGGCCGGTAGTTTGTACACCAACGCGGCGGGGAACTTTGGGCCTGTCACTACGCCAGCAACTTTCGCGTCTGCACCCAAAAGCTACTTGAGTATAAGTGGTGGATTTGCCATAGCCGGTACGGCGGGTGTTCCCACCACGACAAGTTTTGGCTCTTTCATTCATTTTTGCCATTTCGCGGCAGGTGCAACAACTTACCGATATGACCTGTTCGCCATCGGGAGGTGGTTCTGATGCGCATAAAGCTATCTCCCAGCAGAATGGATTCCCGTCTTGAAGTCGTGCGTGCTGGCGATGTTCTGACCGTGAATGGTGAAGTCTTCAACTTTAAAAGCGTGGGCGAAGGCGACACCCTGCCACAGGCAGCTATTCACTCAGACTGGTTTGCCGGTGACGTTGTCCGGATCGATGGCGAGTTGGAGCTCACACTGATTTTGCCGCTACCCATCAATTACAGCCCGGAGCAGGCATTCCCCGTGCCGTTGGAAAACGTACCGGACGGGCAAGTTTCTTTTCCGCAACCTTTGCCAGAAGCGCCTGCGGTCGACGCCAACCTAGATCGGCAGGAGGTGACAGATGAGTAACATTGATTGGTCCATGCTGGTCACGAAGGAAATGAAGGACGCCGCTGCGGCCAAGGCGCTTTTCGAACAAAAAACTCAGGTCGAGGATGCATGGCGAGCCCGAGAGCTTGAAATTGTTGCTCGCCAACTGGAGGCCATCGAGGAAGACGAGGCCGAAGAAACCCCGCCCGACCTCTTGCCCGGAACACGCAAGCAATGGCTGAAGTATCGAGGCCAGGTCAGCAACTGGAAAGCCGGCGCTGATCGCTTTCCTGATCAGGCCGGTCGCCCCGTTCGTCCTATGTGATCGAATCATCAAACAAACCCGCCATCGAGCGGGATTTTTTTTGCCTGGAGAAAACTGATGACTGTTACCGAACGAGATCGGGACATCCTTGCGCGCACGCTGTGGGGCGAAGCGCGCGGCGAGTCGCCGGCCGGCAAGATTGCCGTGGCCTGGACCGTTCGCAACCGGGTGAACGATGGCAAGACCAATTCATGGTGGGGGGAGGGCTACGCCGGCGTTTGCCAGAAGCCGTACCAGTTCAGCTGCTGGAACAAGGGTGACCCGAACTATCCATTCCTGAGTTGCGCGCGGGAGATTCCGTTCCGCGAGCTGGCGCAGTGCCGGATTGCTGCTGACCAGGTGATCGACGGCAAGGTACCGGATCCTACTGGGGGTGCCACGCACTACTACGCGCGCAGCATGAAGGCGGCGCCGGGGTGGGCGGCGAAGGCGAAGCAGACGCTGCAGCTCGGTGGCCACGTGTTCTTCAAGGATGTGCCGTAATGGTCGTTCCGTGGAAATCCGTTGGCGCGGCGCTGCTGGTGCTGATCGGCGCCGCCGGCGCGTGGCAATTCCAGGATTGGCGCTACGGGAAGAAGTTGGCCGAGCAGGCCAAGCTGCACACCGAAACCCTGAACCAACTGACCCAGGCCGCCGCTACCGCGCAGCAGGCCGAGCAGGACAAGCGGCTGGCGCTCGAGCAGCGGCTGGCGGCCAGAGACAAAACCCATTCCGAGAAAATGAACAATGCTCAAAAAGACCAGGCTCTGCTGCGCGATCGCCTTGCCACTTCTGATCTGCGGCTGTCAGTCCTCATCGATGCGGGCGCAGCCAGTGGCTGTTCAGTGCCTGCCACCGCCGGCGCCGGCGGCGTGGTTCTTGGCACCGTACGAGCCCGACTTGACCCGGCGCATGCTCAACGAATTGTCGCCATCACAGACGAAGGCGATCGTGGACTGATTGCACTCCAGGCCTGCCAGGCGTACGTGCGAGAAATCACGCGCTGATGGGGCGGATGAGGTCGGGGCCTTGGTTGCGGACATTGCCGACCGCGCGGTCGACCTTGAACCATTCGAAAGCCTCGGATGGCTCGCCCTGGTGCAGCACTATCTGCTCGGCGCGCTCTTTCGGTGTCGCTGGGTCCAGCCATTCGCGGGCAAGCTCTGGCGAGAGAACTACCGGGCGCCGGTCATGAATGTCGACCATGCCGCCCGCGCTGTCAGCGGTGATGATGACAAAGCCGTCATGCTCGCCTGGATCATGCTCATCGTTCGGATACTGGCCGATGGCGGCGCATAGGATTGGCGACTGATCCCGATGCCGGATCAGGTACGGCTGCTTCTTCGGGCCACCCTCGTCAACCCACTCGAACCAGTTGTTGATCGCGATGATCGCCCGGTGCGGCCAGATGGCGCGGAAGAATGGACCGTGGGCGACTTTCTCGACCCTGGCGTTGATCGGTGCGGCGCGATCCTTGGCCCAGTGCGGGCGCCATCCCCAACGGACCATGTCGGCGTGCAGGAACTGACCTTCCTGATGGAAGAGGGCAAGCTGGGCAGTCGGCGCGGCGTTGTACCGCCCGAGAGGCTGTTCTCCGGTTGAGTTGATCAGGGCGTTCGGCATGCTGAGCGCTGCCACGAAGTCGTGAATGCCGCTGTATTGGGAGAGTCGTCCGCACATTGCCAGATCCTCGCATAAGCTTTCAGCGTAGACCTGCTGGTGCCGGCTTTGTCACAAAACCTTTTCCGGCGCAGGTCTGGCAGTCATCGCGCGCGCCAAATCGGTCAAGGCACACAGGGCAGATGCAGAACGCCGCTGATTCAATATGTGGTCGAACCTTTTCAAAAGTGCGCAGATCGCGCTCTTCCTGTGCGACTTGGCCAGCATCAACCAGCGCGCGGTAAGTGTCTGGGTCGTCGATGGGACGGTAGTCGACGCCACCGATGACCCGCTCAGTTTCGACCAACTGGTATTGCTGCCCATACATGGCCAGGATAAGTCCGGAAATTTTACCAATGTTCCTGGAGAGCCCCAGGTTGAGATGTATGCCTTCTGGACCAGAGTAAACCTTTCCGTCGTACGCGAATGACGCGCCTCTCGGCGTGGGAGATGCGAAGTTGAATATGGACCGGCTGATGGTGCCCAGCAGCTTTCCGCTGTCGATCTGCACGACTTTGTAGGTCGACGCACCACGGTAATGGCCCGGCGAATTCTGCAGCTCCTCGACGGCGTGCCAGTAAGCAGCGTCTGCCATCTCGTTCATGTCGAACTGTTCAAGCTGGTCGATCAGTCCCTCTGCCTGCAGCGCCGCCGACATCTCATGAAGGGTTTCTCGGTGCCCTTCGGGGTTTTGCATGCGGAAATCTTGATCATCGAGAGTTGAGCGCCATCGCTGGAGTCGGAGGGCTTTCGCCTGGTCGAAATTCATGGAAACGGATTCACTGTACAAATGCTGTATTTATGTACAGTAATCGAGTCCCGCCAGGTGGGCGAGGGTGAAGCGACGAGCTGTAACCGGGTCATCTTCGAAATGACGTCGCTGACTTGATGACAAAAACTTGTACGGCTAAATTTAAGTTGTACAGCTTTTTTGGAGTTAAACGGAATGACCCCTCTGGATAGACTTCTGAACTGGCACTCGGATTGGCGGGTTTCGAGTTCCACAGTCGAGTGCAGACACTGCGGCGCCTTGCAACATGAAGACGCGAAATTAGAACTGTTTGAACACAACCCGACCTGCAAGCTCTACCAGGCGAGAATAAATCCGTGGCGAGAGTTGCATGAGATTACGACAGCTTTTGGCCGGAGTGATCCGGTCATTCGGGAGTCATCAGCACGGCCAGCGTCATCTTGATGAATTCTTCATTCCTGTCGATCGCCGTGAGGGAGCTGCGAACGTTCTCGCCGACCTCCGTAGCTCCACGTTTCTCAACCCAGAGGGTGAGCTCCATGATGGCAGCCTCGAGGGCGAGTTGGTTCTCGTTGATTTTGAAGAGCAGGGAAGGGAGCAGATCAGAGTTGGACATGGCGGTTTCCTCCGTGGAAGAACCCAGCGTAGCACCGTGTTACATGAAGAGTGTTTTAAGTTCGGCAGGACGCCGGAGAAGGGAGTGAAAAGGTGTTAGTTATGGAACGCGTCCAGAATAGTTATGGAACACATCCTTATGTCAGCAAAATTTCCAGAACGCCAGAAACGACAAAGCCCTGAATAATCAGGGCTTTGTCGTATAAAAGATGGCGGAGGCGATGGGATTCGAACTCATGGACCTGTTACAGTCGACGGTTTTCAAGACCGTTGCCTTAAACCACTCGGCCACACCTCCGTTGCGTTGCGGGCGCCATAATACCTGAATGAAACACACTGTCAAACTCTGTGCATGGCTTGTTACAGAGCGTCTGTTATGATCTTTGCGACTGAACGTTTCAAACCAACAGGAGTGTCGCCATGCGCGAACAGGATTACGCAGTTCACAACAGCGTGCAGGCTGAGCAGCTAGAGGTTAGCCGCGTCCTGCGCAACACTTACGGTCTACTGGCGCTCACCCTCGCATTCAGCGGTGTGATGGCGTTCGTGGCCCAGCAGATGCGGGTCGGCTACCCGAATATTTTCGTGGTGCTGATCGGTTTCTACGGGCTGTTCTTCCTCACCAACAAGCTTCGTGATTCCGCCTGGGGCCTGGTGTCGGCATTTGCCCTGACCGGTTTCATGGGTTTCCTGCTCGGCCCGATCCTCAATCGTTACCTGGGCATGCAGGGCGGCGCTGAAGTGGTCAGCTCCGCGTTCGCGATGACTGCGCTGGTGTTCGGTGGTCTGTCGGCCTACGTGCTGATCACCCGCAAGGACATGAGCTTCCTCGGTGGCTTCATCACCGCTGGTTTCTTCGTCCTGCTGGGCGCAACGCTGGCGAGCATGTTCTTCCAGATCAGCGGCCTGCAACTGGCGATCAGCGCAGGTTTCGTGCTGTTCTCCTCGGTTTGCATCCTGTTCCAGACCAGCGCCATCATCCACGGCGGCGAGCGCAACTACATCATGGCGACCATCAGCCTGTATGTATCGATCTACAACCTGTTCGTCAGCCTGTTGCAGATCTTCGGCATCATGAGCCGCGACGACTGA